TGGGGGGGGGTCGGCCCAGCGTCGTCGGCGGACTCGGAAGCGGCGACGGCCTGTCCGCCCCCGGGATTCCGCGCATTCAAGCTTCGCATGCCTTGCCCGTGGTGAACCAGCGCGCGGACGTGCGGCTGCCTTCCAGCCGGATTTGGCCACTGCGCACGAGCTTGCGGAGCAGGTGGCCGATCATGCTGTCCGGCAGCCCGGTCCGTTTCTGGATTTCGCGGCGGCCGATGCCTTGCTTCGCCTGCGCGATCTGCGCGTAGACCTTCTCGACGTCGTTGCCCGACCCGCCGTTCTGTGGCCTTGCAGGCGCGGAGGCGCCGTTCTTTTGCTTGCGCTCGAAGGCCTCCGCGGCGAGCTCGGCAAGGCGCTCGTCGGGGAGCGCGCGCAAGAGCTCCGCGAGCTGGTCGTCGTCCTGGTCGCGAAGGACAGCCGCGAAGGCGCTGGCGATAGCGCTGGTCTTCATGAGCGCATCTCCGTGACGGTGGTCCCGATCTCGCGGAACGCCGTCTGAAAGCGCTGGACGTGTGCGCCGAGGTAGACGAACGCGCTGCCGGTGACGAGCTGCTTGGTCTTGCCGTTCGCGGTGAGGAACTCGACCTTGTGGTCGGTGAAGCAGATCGGGTAGCGCCACAGGGACTGGAACCAGGCGCGCTCGGTGGCGGCGTCGACGAGCAGCACGGCCTCGGTGCAGGTCTTCTCGCGGTGCTGCGCGAGGAGGTAGTCGATCCAGGTGCTGACGTCGGCGTCGCGCGGCGGGAAGAGGTAGACGCGCCCGGGCCAGGGATGCGCGAGGCCGTCATCCTCCTCGGTGAAGATCTTCGTCGCCTGGATGTCGCGGTTGGCGCGCTCCGAGCTCGCCGGGTCGAGGTCGATTCCGCCGCCGAGCGCCTCATGGACGGCGTCGACGTACCGCGGCCCGAGGAGGAGCTCGGCCGCGCCGCCACGGCCCTTGCCCACCTTGCCGCCGGCCATGCGGAGGGCGCCAGCGGTCGTGATCTCGCGCTCCTCGGCGCGCGAGGTGTCGATGTAGTACTCGAAGGAATCTTGCGGGATGCCGGCGAGCCGCTCCCACTCCCGCGCGCGCACCTTCGAGATCCCCTGGTCCTTGAGCGCGGCGAGCTTCCCCTTGGAATTGGGGGTCGGCTCCAAACTCAATTGCTTCCGTTTCCGGCCCGGGGCGGCCTTGGGAAGGACCCTGACGATCTCGCCGAGTCGGCGCTCGCCGCGGAGCTTGATCTCTCCGTACAGGTTCAGGGTGGCGAGCGACTCTTTCCGCTGGCGGGCGTAGGTCTGCAGCGCCTGCGCCTGGTCCCGGATCGCTTTGACGTCCTCCGGCTTCTTCGCCGCCGCGAGGAGCTTCTTCGCGTCATCGAGCGAGATGAGCTTCGGCGGATCCTTCTTGATGAGCTTGGTCATCGCTTCTCCGGTCGGAAATGGATCGAGCACGCTTCGCAGTGCGCGAACGCGTACGGCCCCAGCCCGGCCGTGGTGGGCCCACCACAGGCAGCGCACGGGGTGCTGGACACGCGCACCGCTGCGCGTGCTGAACGTGGCTGGACGTCCGCAACGTGCGCGTGCTGAGCGCGCGCACCGTCCTCGTGGGCCGCGTCTGTCGGGCGCATTCTCTACCCGTGCTCCACGAGGGTTCGAATCAGACGCAGGTGGTCGGCCGCTACCCGGTAGCGGGTCGCGCGTTCGGGATTCGTCGGCTCGATCGCCTCGGCTGCGCGGCGGAGTCGCTCGCCGAGCAGCTGCACCACGACGAGCACAGCGACGACGAGCGGCAGCAGCAGCAGGCCCTCACCGATGGAGACGAGCAGCGAGCCGGAGCAGGCCTGCCCGCCGGTCTTGGTCGCGGTGGTGACCGATGCATCCAGGCGATCGCCGAGCTCGGCTTGCGAGACCCCAGCGCGGCGGCGGGCGACGTCGATGGCGGCGGCGCCAGCCTCGCGTGCCGCGCGTCGAGACGGTCCGAGGGTCTTGGGCGCGACACCGCGACGCAGCGGAATCTCCGCTGCCGCGGTTGCCGGGGGACGCCACGACGCGGGCACGCGTCAGCCCGTGCCCGTCTTGGGAAGCCTCGTCCTTGCGCGCTCGATCGCGGCCTTGATGGCGCGCTCCGACGGCACCCTGCCCTCGCCGGTGATCAGCCAGTCGCACGATGCCCCGAGCACCCGCGCGTAGTCGGCGACCGTCTCGGCGCTGACGCTCGCAATGCGGGACATCTCGATCAGGTTGACGTGTCCCTCCGTGCGGCAGGCGAGCCGATCGAGCTCGCGCGCAGAGATGCCAGCGCGCTGGCGGAGCAGCCGGAGGCGCGACCCAATCGTGTCCGAGGTAGCCATGTGCGACTAGCAAGGTAGGCGCGACTATCTAGATGGTCAAGCATTGTCGTGCATGAGGAACACATTAGGCACCCGCGCTACGATCAGCCTGTGGAGAAAACCATCGCCGACCGGATCAGGCGGATTCTGCGCGAGCAGAACATCAGCGAGCGGGAGCTCGCGCGCCGGTCGTGGCTGACGGAGTCGCACATCGGACTCCTGCTCAAGAAGCTCGACCAGGAGCCAGGCGCGATCGAATGGGGGACGCTCCGAGACATCGCCTGGGGCGCACGGGTGGACGAGACCTGGCTCGCATCGGGGCGCGGTGAGCCCGGCTACGTGGAGCGTCCGCTCGACACGGTAGGCAGGCGATTCCGCGCCAGGGTGGAGGAGCTCGCGCTACCGGTGCAGTCGCTCGACGCGCTCATGGGCCTAACGCGCGGCTACGCTCGGGCGCTCGGCCGCGACCAGAACGCGAAGGCGCCGGACGCGCAGACGGCCGAGAGAATCTGCAGGGTTCTGCGCTGTTCGCCGGGCTGGCTGCTCACGGGGAAGGGTGAGCGCGATTACGCTGCGGAGGAGACGGTCGAGGAGACGCTGCTACGTGTCGCCACCGAGCATCCGGAATGGGGCCAGAAGATCCGCGATGCGAAAGCACGCGTGCGCGTGTCCGGCGAGGTCATCCGGTTCTTCGCCGACGGCGGCGGTGGACTCAAGCCGGACACGACGGTCGACGAGCTCGTAGACGCAATGCTCGCGCGCCAGCGGCAGCTCAATCAGGAGGATGAAGCTCGCGTGCGCCGGGAGCAGGGACGCAGCTCACAAATGACCATGAACATGAACCCGCCAGCGCCCGACCCGCGACGGCCGGTAAAGGGCGACGGCGGCAAGGGAAAGCGCCGAGTAGGGACGTAGAAGCCGATTCGCTGCCCATTCTCTTGTTGACTAACAGCGTAGGCGTGCCTAATGTGCTCGGCGATGGCCAGCGCAGCGCAGCCCGCGATCCCTAAACTCGGTTCCCCCTCCCCCGAACTCGTCTGCGCCTGCGGGCAGACGTTCACCGCGCCAATCCAGGCCGTGCAGGAGCTGCGCGACGCCGACGGCGTGCACTTCTCGACCATCGGCTACGCATCCCACGACCCGGACGAGTGCCCACTCCCCGTCAACGGCACCAGGTGCTGGGAGATCTGGTCGGCCGATGAGGAGGCTGCGGCGTGAAGACCTACGCTGGCGCGTACCCCGAGGTCTCGCCCTACGCCGACACGGAGCCGCCGCAGGCCGCTTGGCCGACGTGCGTCGATTGCGGCATCGACATCGAGGCGGGTTTCGCGCTCTGCCTCCCGTGCGTCGACGAGCGCCGTTGCGCCGCGCGCGCCGACGCCTTGGACGACGACCGCGACGACATCGCCGCCGAGCAGCTCGCCGACGACGAGATGGCCGAGATCGAGGCCGAGGACGCGGCGGCCGAGATCATCGGAATCCTATGAGCCGCTACGCGAAGGCGCTCGCGGCGGCCCGCGCGCGGATCGCCGACATGCTCGGTCGTCCAGCACGGGGCCCGGCCATCCGGAAGGCGAAGCGGCGGCCCTGGTACGCATGCCAGGTCTGCGGTCGTCCCGTTGCTGACGGTCACCGTCATCGGAGGGCCGCGTGATCAACCAGGTTCTGCTCGCCGAGGCGCTTGATGCCCTCTGCGCACCGCTGGGCTACGGGCAGCTTTGGGCGGACGGGGGCCCGACATCGAAGGTCGCCGAGCTGCGCAGCATGCGGCGCCTCGACACGCGTTCGCGGGTCCTGATCCACGTCGCATGGGCGATCTGGAACGAGAGCGGCGATGTCCACTTCAGCGAGCTGCTCGCGCTGGAACCGTCGGACCTGCGCGCCCTCCTCGGCCTCATCCAGGCCGTGAAGCTCGAGGGCGATCTCGCGCTGGAGATCTGGACTGCTGGGCAGCGCGAACGCGCGCGGAAAGCGAGGAGCGCATGACGGAGCTCGAGGCGGCGGCGGTGGAGTACGCCGAGGCGGATCGCGACTGGCGGATCGTGGTGCTGCGCCATGCCGAGGAATGGAAGCAGCCGCAGCCGGATGGGTACGCGGCCCGCAAGCTGTACGAGCTCGGGCACGAGCTGTTCCTGCGACGCGAGCGCGCGCAGGACAAGCTCCTCGAGCTCGGGCGGCAGCTGCTGGGCCGGAGGGCCGCAGCGTGAGCGACGTCTGCAAGTCCTGCGGCGCGGCGATCCAATGGGTCAAGACCCCGGTGGGCAAGGCGATGCCGCTGTCCGTCGCCAGCAAGGCCAAGCGCATCGTCATCGACGACGAGGGGATCGCCCAGGTCGTCGACACCTACGTGAGCCACTTCGCGGACTGCCCCAACGCTGCGCAGCACCGAAAGATCTACCCGGACCGCGGAGGCCGCCTGTGACAAAGCCCTTCGAGATCGCGATCGCGCCCCCGAGGCGCGGTGACCCATCGTGCATCTACTGCGGCGGCAGCGGCGAGCTACGGCTGCCCACAGCTGCCGTCTACGACGTCGTCATCGACTGCGACTGCGCGACTCCCGTGCCGGCCGAGGTCGAGGCTGAGCGGGTTGCCACGTGGGATCGGGTGCTGCCGTGAGGATCCTCATCTGCGACCTGAGCTCGATCTTCTTCCCAGCGTGGCACGCCGGCGCCGACAAGCCGATCGCGTTCAGCTACGACGTCTCCGTCTCGCGCGTCCGTAAGGCCGCCGAAGGGTTCGACCGCGTCGTCGTCGCGTGCGACTCGGGCCGCTGCTTCCGCCACGACATCGATCCGAGCTACAAGGCCGGCCGCGCCGAGCGGGACCCGGCGATGCTCGAGCAGCTCCGCCGGGTGCAGGAGACGCTCGAGGCCGACGCGTACCACGTCGTTTCAGTGGAGGGCTTCGAGGCCGACGACATCATCGCGACCTTCGTCCGGTGGGCCCGCGAGCAGGCCGAGCCGCACGAGATCGAGATCCTCTCCGGCGACAAGGATCTCTGCCAGCTCGTCGGGCAGCACGTGCGTGTCCGGACGGTGAGCAAGGGCGAGCTGCTCGGGCCCGCCGAGGTTCTCGCCAAGTTCGAGGTCACGCCCGACCAGGTGCGCGACTGGCTCACGCTCGCCGGCGACCCCAGCGACGGCATCAAGGGCGTGCGCGGCGTGGGGCCGAAGAACGCGGCCAAGCTGCTCCGGGACTTCGGCACCGTCGGCGCTATCAAGGCGGCGCTGAAGAGCGGCACGGTGGTCGGCACCCCGTCGATCACAACGGCTCTGCTCGCGGCGGTCGAGGACGGGACGGTCGACCGGTGCGCGAAGCTCGTGGCTCTCCGAGGTGACGTGCCGATCGACTGCGCGTTGCTGCTCGAGGAGCGGCAGCAAAAGCCCCTTCGTCAGGACTTCGGCGCCGACATGCCCCCTGACGACGCAGACGACGAACCGCAGACGGAGACACGGTCCATGCCCCAGCAAGACGGCACGATGGTCCAGGAGCAAACGCAGGTCGATACGGCGACCAAGCCCCCCGCCTCGGCCGAGCAGATCCTCGACATGGCGAAGGCACCCGTCGTGGAGTGGTCGCGTGCGCTCGAGCCGCGCGGGCCGCAGCAGCTCGTCATCATCTCGCGACATCTCTTCGAGTCGCGCCTCTTCTTCCCCGCGCACAAGAACGCCGAGTCGATCGAGGCGGTCATCCTCGCCGGCAGAGAGCTCGGCATCGGGGCGATGGCCGCGCTGCGGAATCTGAGCCTGATCAAAGGAAAGATCGCCATGGGGTCCGACTTCATGGCGGGGCTCGCCCTGGCACGCGGGCTCGCCGAGTACTTCGAGCCCGTCCGCCACTCTCCGGAGGAGGCGCTCTACGAGACGAAGCGCGTGGGCCGACCCCCGAAGCAGATGCGGTTCAACATCGAGCAGGCGAAGACGATGAAGCTCTACCCCGGCAAGCGCGGGGACAGCGGCGAGCCGACGCAGTGGGAGAAGGACCCGGAGATAATGCTGATCCACCGGTGCAAGGCGCGGCTCGCGCGGCTCGTCTACCCCGACCTGCTGACCGGCTGTTACCTGCCCGAGGAGCTCGCCGAGGAATGAGCCTCGCGCGCCTCGTCGTCGCCCTGGTCGATTGCGCCGTCGAGCACCGGAGCGTCCGCGTCAACACGTGGGGGATGAGGCCGGAGGCGATGTTCGCCTTCCACATGTTCCGCGCGCGCTGGTGGGTAACCGCCGGCGTGAACTGGATCCCCGCCTCCGACGTGAACTAACCGATGGGCGAGCTCCGACGAGACGGCTATCCGCGCGCCTGGCCCGTCGGCGCGGTGCCGCTCGTCTGGCGCGAGTTCGGCAGCCGCCGGCTGATGTGCTCGTGGTGCGGCGCGCAACGGCGCAAGGGCAATCGACTCCACCGGCCGCTGCGGGTGCGATGCGGGCGGTGCCCGATCGAATTTCGACGCTACCGGCGCGGCAAGCGCGTCCTGGAGGACTGATGAAGCACGTGAACTTCGCCGGCATCCAAGGCCCGCGGCGCTACACGCCTGCAGACCGGCTCGACGCGCTCCACCGCGTGGCCAAGGCAGCGCGTGCCTTCATGCGCGCCGAGGATGACCCCGATCTGCAGCGCTACGCCACACGCCTCGAGCTCGCCCTCGCGCACCTGGACATGGTCGAGACGAACCAGGGAGCCGGATCGTGACATCGATGGCCGACCATCCCGACACCCTGGCCGAGGCCGGGAACGACCCCGAGGCCCTGGCCGAGGCCCGTGCGAAGCGGTTCGCCGTCATCTACGAGCTGAACCCCATCGCCGCCGAGATGCTCCGGCGCGAGATGGTCGGCCTCGCGTGCGAGATGTACTGCGCCGGGGCCCGAGCAGCTCGGGCTGATGAAGGCCTTTCACGCCGCGCGGGGGGACCTAGAACGGCTGAAGTTGCGACCGACCCGGACTATCCGACCGTGCCCAGGTGCATCCAGTGCGATGGCCCTGTGTACATCTGCGAGCTGCCGGACAGCACGTGCAGGTTCGCCGCGGCGGCGCGTGCATGGCTGGAGAAGACGGACAAGGAGGTCCTCTTCGACCCGAGAAAGCTCTCCCTGGCTGCGCTTCTCCGCGCCACCGAGGACGCCGCGTGGGAGCGCCTGTCCGTTGCTCGCACGAAGCAGCTCGAGAAGCTCCAGGCCGAGTTGGAGCGTGCGGCGACGTCCCTGGAAACACTCGCGTGCATCGTCGCGGTCGTAGACGGTCCGATGCCCACGCGCGAGGAGCTCAGGCTCGCATACGAGGAAGCCACGACGGCATGCGACAGGGCCCTCGCTACGGCAGACAGGAGACGCACTTGACAGGGGCCGCAGTGACGGTCGCGGCGCCGCGCGAGCGACCCATCTTGTTCAGCGGCGCGATGGTCCGCGCCATTCTCGAGGGTCGGAAGACGCAGACGCGGCGAATCATGCGGCCGCAGCCGGAGTGGCCCCAGAACCGCGGCTGGCGTTCGCAGCGCGACCTCGAGGCGGAGAGCCACCGGTTCCCATACGGCAAGCCTGGCGACCGGCTGTGGGTGCGCGAGACCTGGCAGGCGTTCAAGACGTGGAACGGCAAGCCCGGGGTGGCCTACCGCGCAAGCTGCCCGAACGATACGTTCGACTGCACCGAGGACGGCTGCGTCGATCAGATCCGCATCCTCAAGTGGCGGCCCGCGATCTTCATGCCGCGCGATCTCTCCCGGCTCGCCGTCGAGGTCACCGACGTCCGCGTCGAGAGGCTACAGGACATCACCGCCGACGACGCGCGCGCCGAAGGAATGCCACCGGAGGGCCCGCAGCCGGCGAAGATCAACGGCGAGCTCGGCAGCGTCTACTACTTCGATCCGGTTGTGGCCTTCGCGCACGGCTGGAACACGATCAACGGCAAGCGCGCGCCGTGGACGTCCAACCCCTGGGTGTGGGTGGTCACCTTCCGGAGGCTCGAGGGATGACCAAGCTGAAGATCGCCGACGCGCTGTCCCTGCCCGTGGACACGGTGACGCAGACCATCGCCGTCGTCGCGAAGCGGCGGGCTGGCAAGAGCTACCTCGCCCGGCGGCTCACCGAGCAGCTCTTCCAGGCGGGTCAGCAGGTGGTCATCGCCGACCCCAAGGGCGATTGGTGGGGCGTCCGGTCCGCTGCTGACGGCAAGGGCCCGGGCCTCCCGATCGTCATCCTCGGCGGCGAGCGCGGCGACGTGAAGCTCGAGCCGGGCGGCGGCGAGGTGGTGGCGAAGCTCGTGGTCGAGGAGCGGGTGAGCGCGCTGCTCGACCTGTCGCTCCTCCGCAAGCACGAGGTGGCGACGTTCATGACGGCGTTCCTCGAGTCGCTCTACCGGCTCAAGGCACGCGAGGTCTACAGGACGCCCGTCATGCTGGTCATCGACGAGGCCGACGCCATCGCACCGCAGAAGCCCCAGCCCAACGAGGCGCGCATGCTGGGAGCCGCCGAGGACATCGTGCGCCGCGGGGGCCAGCGCGGCATCGGCTGCACACTCATCACCCAGCGGACCGCTGTGCTCAACAAGAACGTGCTCACGCAAGCCCAAGTCCTCATCGCGCTCCGGACCATCGCGCCCCAGGATCTGAAGGCGATGAACGCGTGGATCGATGTCCACGGCGAGGAGGAGCAGCGCGCGACCTTGATGGAGTCGCTCCCGGCGCTGCCGGTCGGCGACGCGTGGGTCTGGTCGCCAGGGTGGCCGACCGTCGACGGGGTCTTCAAGCGCATCCGCACGCTGCCGATCGAGACCTTCGACAGCGGGGCCACGCCGAAGCCGGGGGAGCGCAGGACGGAACCGAAGACGGTGGCCGAGGTGGATCTCGCTGCGATCAGCCGGCAGATGGCCGACACCATTGAGCGGGCCAAGGCCGACGACCCGCTCGAGCTGCGCAAGCGCATCGCCGAGCTCGAGAAGGCGGCCCGTGCGAAGCCCGCTTCGGCGGCGGCGCCGAGGGTCGAGCGCATCGAGGTGCCGATACTGACCAAGGAGGAGAGCGCTGCGCTGAGGGCGATCGGCATTCGCCTCGAGCGCGACGCAAAGGATCTCGCGGCGCTGCTCCGCGCGGCGGAGGCGACGCGCGGCCTATTCGCCCGTCTCGAGCGGCATCTGGAAGCACCGCCGCGAGAGCCTCCACGCCGGCCCATCCCCACGCCCACGGCGTCACCGAAGCAGCGCGAGAGGGCGGAGCGCCACCTCACCAACGGCTCCTCCGAGGTTGGCCACGGAGGGCTGCGCCGCATCATGGTGGCGCTCGCGCAGCGACCCCATGGGCTGACCAACCGGCAGATCGGGGTTCGCGCCGGCCTCTCCTCGAGGTCGGGGACCTTCTCGACCTACATCAGCCGGGCGCGATCCGCCGGTTGGATCGATGGCACCGGTACCGTCCGCATCACCGACGCCGGCCTTGAGGCGCTGGGCGCCTACGAGCCGCTGCCGACCGGCGCAGACCTGGCCAACCACTGGCTCGGCGAGCTCGGCAGCAGCGGGGCAGCCCGCATCCTCCGTGCCCTGATCGACGCGTACCCGCAGTCGCTCACCCATGACCGGGTCGGCGAGCTCGCGGACATCTCGCCGCGTTCCGGCACCTACTCCACGTACGTCTCGCGGCTGCGCTCCCTCGAGCTCATCGAGGGGCGGAGCGAGCTGCGGGCATCGGAGGAACTGTTCTCGTGAGCCTCGCCCGTGTCCTCCCGATCACCGTCTTCGTATCGGTCGAGGATGTCATGCGCGCGCTCGGTGTGCCGCGCTCGACAGCGTACATGCACCTCCGCCGGGCCGCGGGGCGAGCTCCCGGTGATCGTGGTGCGCTCCGGGTCCCCGTTGCCATCTGGGAGCGGTACGTGAGAGAGGCTTTCCCATGCGGGTCTTCAAGCGAGGCCGGATCTACTACTGCCACGTCTACGAGAACGGCGAGCGTCGCCAGCGCTCTACCCGCTGCTGCGACAAGAAGGCGGCCGAGACGGTGGCGCGGCAGCTCGAGCGAGACGGCGCCGATCCCGATCACGCGGCCGCGCGCACGGCGACCCTGAAGGACGCCATTGCCCTGACGCTGCGGCAATTCGGCGAGCTCGTGAAGGCGGGAAAGAAGAGTAGGGCGACTCTCTCCTTCCACGAGAAGAAGGCCGGCCACTGGTCGCGGCTGCTCGAGCACAACGCCCGCGGCGAGCACGTGCCATTCCCGCTCGCCCAGCTGCGCGCCCGCCACGTCGACGCGTACATCTCCCAGCGTCGGCTCGAGGGCGCCCAGGAGACGACCATCGCGAAGGAGCTGACCACGCTCCGGGTGGTGCTCAAACGCGCCAAGCGGGCCGGCCTCTGGCGCGGAGACATCGCCGAGGTCCTGCCAGTCGCGTTCGCCCCGGAGTACTCACCGCGCGAGCGCTGGCTGCCTCGCGACGAGCTCGCCAAGCTGCTCGCCCAGCTTGTGCCCGACCGGGCGGCGCGGGTCGCCTTCATCGTCGCCACGTCGTCCAGCTGGGGCGAGTCGGACCGGGCGGAGCGCACCGACGTCGTCGGCAACCAGGTGGCCATCCGGGGGACGAAGCGGAGTACGCGGCGGCGGGTGGTGCCTGTCGTCCTCGAGGACCACCGGAGCCTGCTGGCCTACGCCCTGGAGCACGCCGGTGGTCAGCGCCCGCGGCTATTCGCGGAGTGGACGAACGTCCGGCACGACCTACGGCGGGCTTGCCGGCGGGCGGGCATCGCACCATGCAGCCCGAACGACCTGCGCCGCACTCACAGCCGCTGGCTGCGGGCTGCTGGCGCCCCGCCAGACCTCATCAGCCCGGCGATGGGGCACGCGGACACGCGGATGGTCGAGCGCGTCTACGGCCGCCTCGAGGCCGACGAGCTCGCCGTCCGGCTGACCATCGCCACCAGCAACGGCGTCGAGCTCCTGATGGCGCAGCTCGGGATCCGCGCGCTCGTCGCGACGCTCGAGCTATGCAGCGCCGGTGCATCAGACCGCGGCGATTCGCTTGGACCGGCTGGACTCGCTGGATCGCAGAGCGCAGCGATTACCGCAACATCGGTGCCCAGGGACGGAATCGAACCGCCGACACGAGGATTTTCAAGCCGCGCCGAGGCGTGGCCAAGGCCGCGAGAGCATTGGGCAGCGGGTCGGCCGGAGGGCGTCGCTGCATCGCCGGTGCATCACCGGCGGCGGATCGCCGGCTAAGCTGGAGGAGCCATGCGCTGCGACGCGGTCTGCCCCGACGGCCCCTACGCCGGGACCACCTGCACCCTCGAAGCCGAGCACCACGGGCAGCACCAGGCTTGGGCGGAGATGCCCGGCCGGCGCGACGAGCTGCTCGAGTCGTGGGGCGTCCTGCCATGTCAGGAGTGCGAGGCGAGGGCGCGCGCGGAGGGGAAGCTCGGCTACGCCTGCCACCACCAGGAAAAGCTTCGCGACTCTCGTGACGCAGCTCACCCCCAGGGGTGAGGCGGGCCGCCGGCGACGGGTCTAAAGTTGTCCGGGCTTGCGCCGATGGGCGCCGGGGAGGAAACCATGCGACCGACCATGCTGATCGCCGCCGTGCTGCTGTCCGCCTGCCAGCCGAAGCCATCGGCTTCCGACGTCTGCAAGAAGCTCGAGGCCGCAGGCGTCGCCACGGCCGGGAGCTGCAAGCAGGACAAGCCACTCGCGCTCGCTGCGCGCGCGAAGGAAAAGTACGTGTTCGACCTCGCCTCGGTGCCGGGGAAGACGGGCCAGGTGCTCACGCACGCGAGCGCGGAAGACTACAAGGCGACGGTCGACGGGTTCACGGCCGCGGCCGCTCTCGCCGGGCCCCACCGCTACGGCTCCGAGAAGGCGCTCGTGTTCGTGCAGCTGAACGACAAGGCCTCCCTCGACGTGGGCAACAAGGCCAAGGCCGTGGTGGACGGCCTCTGATGGCTCTCGACGACGTCACACGGCAGATTGAAGCGGGCCTCAGCGCAAACCACTTCTACCTCGCCCTGTTCACCAGCCTCACGCTCCCAGATATCGCGGCGGCGCTGGAGTCGCCCGACGGCCGGAGCAGCAAGGCGCGCTACGTCGCGTGGTTCGATGCTCACGTCGCGTCGAAGTACATGATGGGCGGCGTCGGCTCCACCCCGCCCTACGTTGGCCTCACCGGTGACGACTGCTACGGCTTCCGGTGCTCGATGCTGCACCAAGGCCGAGCGGAACCGCACGGCAGCCACGGCAGCCCAGCTCGGTACGAACGCATCGTGTTTGTCGAGCCAGACGGCAGAGGCAACGTCTACAGAATGATATCGGAGCTCGAGGGCCGCCGCGTGCTGATGCTCGACGTCGCCACCTTCTGCACCGACCTGGTGGCCAGCTTCCGGGCTTGGCTTCCAACGGTTGCCGGCACCGAGCCCTACCAGACCAACGCCACGCACCTCGTGCAGCGGCGCCCGCATACGGTCGTGCCAGGCGTGTTCTTCGCTGGTGTCAACTTGATCGGCTAAGCCCAGCCCGGCACGAGCAGCGTCCCCGCCCAGCGCCAGAGCACGCCCCCCGGAAGCACCAGGGGACGGACGGACGGCCACGTGTATGCCGGCAGACACCAAAAGACCACCATTCCCCATCGGGCCAGGTGGTCGCCGGCGCTCATGTATCCTTCGCTGGTGGAGATCCAACTGACGGTCGACGTAGCAGAGCAATCGGACGGGTGGATGGCCAAGGGGAAGCTCCGCATTGGCGTGCGCACGGTGGGCCTGCATGCGCTTGGTGCGACGGCCAGGGCAGCGCTCGTGGCCCTCGCCAATGGCGCGTGCGACGTCCTCGAGGACCCGCCCTCAAGTCCGGCACCTCCCGGCCGATAGGGTGTTCTCCATGAGGTTGGCGCTCGCGCTTCTGTTCCTCCTGGGCTGCTCCTCGGCGCCCGCCAGCACGCCCGGGGCTGCCCCCGTTTCGGATGGCAGCGGCGGGACAACGGGCGACCAGGGTGGCGCTGGTGGCTCTCCGATGACCGGCGGCCAGGCGGGAGACCAGGGCGGCGCCGGCGGCGAGGCTTCCACCACCTCCTCCTCCGCGAGCAGCTCGTCCGGCGCCGGTGGCGAGCCGTCGTGCGAGCCGACCTCAGACGGCAACGCCTGCACGGTCGACACCTGCATGGACGGTGTCACGACGCACACCGAGATCGTCACTCCGGCCACCTGCAGCGTCCGGTGCATTGCCAATCAGCTCGTGGGGCCGCACACGATGTGTTCCGGCACGGCGACCGAGTCCGAACCCGGTGCGGTGTTCCTGGGGATCCTCTGGACCAACCCCAAGACGGATCTGGCGAACGACGACGAGCACCACCGGTGCGGCTCGCCGGCGCTCACGTCGACTCCGGGATGCGGCTGCACGCTCTATTACACCGACGGGATCTGCCAGCCGGGATGGCCTTGCGACATCGTGCGCGAGATGCCCAACGGGGACGTTCAGTACATCGGCGGTACCTGCGGCTAGGCGACGTCGAGCGCCGTAGCCGCCCGATAGCAGGGCATCTCGACGAACCCGACCAGCGTCGTGTCGGTGAGCTTGCGTTTCGTGATCGCGACGGTGTTGGACTCGTTGCCCGCGATGGCGGTGAAGTCCGGCCCGTCGTCCGTTGGCGCGTCCAGGACCATGGTGACGTGCCGCTTCCACTCGTCCTCGGGGCGCCCGCTCCCGCGGCGGTAGATCGCCAGGTCTCCGCGGCGAGGGATGTAGCCGGACCGCGCCGGCCAGAATGCCCCGTTCCGCTTCGCGGCCTCCTCGATCTCGACGCCCGAAACCGAATACGGAAACGGCATGACCTCGTCGTCGCGCCGGTTGTCGGTCCCACGGTCGCTGTAGGGCCCGAGGGCGGTGAAGATGCACCAGCAAGCGAACGCGGCGCACCACTCGGCGGCCTCCAGGTTGAGCAGCTTGCCGTTGCGATGCGCCGGCGCGAGGTACTCGCGGATCCGCGGCGACGTGTTCGAGCCGGGTGGCTCCTCTTTGACGCCGGCGTGCATCTCGCGGATGGCCAGGATTGCCGCTCGCTCCCCCAGCGTCAGCCGGGGGTCGCGCCAGCTCGGCGGCGAAGGCTGGGTTGGCTCCGTGACTGGGCCCTCGCCATCGTCCAGCAAGTAGGGCGCGAGGTACTCTCGCACCAACTCCATCATCACCACGCTCTGCTGGCGGATGTGCGCCTCGCCATCCATCCGCGCGGAGTCGTAGCTGATGACGTGGAGATCTCCTTCGTGCACCTCCAGACCCGGAGGCAACGGGAGATCGAGCACCCTTTCGAGCACGTGCACCGTAGCCATGAACGGGTCGTGCCCGTCGCGCTCCTTCTGCAGGTGCTCGGTGTAGGTCTGCTGGGTGCACGTCGCGACCCACATGCGATCGCCGCGGCGCGCCTCTTCCGCGAGCTGGCGCCACACATCGATCTGCCAGTCCAGCGGCTTGGGCCAATTCGCAGCCGTGCCATCGATTGTCAGGACCGCTCGAGGCCGAACGCCGTTCCGCAAGAACGTCCGCACCGACTGGCACCCGGCGCTGTAGCCGATCAGCGCCACCTCGGCGGCGGGCAGGTCAACCATGCGCCGGATGGCATCGAGCTCGGACATCTTGGGGACGGGCGGCGCGTCCGTGGACATCACGATCGCCAGCCCCGGCAGGGCTTCGCGGAGCTCCGCATCCCGCTTGGGGTTGATCAGGTAGCCGATGACGACGGGGGCGCTGCCGCGCTGAACTACTCGGAAGCCCATTCCGCGTTGCTACCAGACCCCTCGTTGCGTCAAGGATGGTCTCAGTGGCGTCTGAGCTCGGCCGTCACCCGAGGCGCAGGAGCTTGTCGGCGTGCATCAGGAAGGCAAGCAGTCCAGCCGCCCACGCGTAGAGCGCGAGCTGCTGCGCCTTGGGATTGGAGGCCGCCAGGTAGACGATCGCGCCGACGATGGCGATCAGCAGCGAGAGAACGACGATCATCGACATGACGGACCTCCTCGACCTTCGATGTTCAGCGCGACGCAAGACGTTCGGCGAGGGCGACGCGCGCGACGCTGGCGCGCCGCCCATGCGCTGTGTGACACGACCCCGAGGCATACAGCGCAAGCCGCTGGGATGCGGGGAGCCGCTGGCACGCCCGTAGGCTGAGCCTGACGGCACCCAGCGCGCGCCTCGCGGCCTCCTGCCGGGTCGGCCAGCCCCCGACGCCATGGAGCTGCCATAGCGTCTTGGCGCGCCCGCCGTCGCACCCCCGCTTCGCGATCCTCTGTGGATCACACGGGCCCAGGTCTACGTCGCGGGCAAACCCGCTCTCGAGGGAGGCGACCGCAATCAGGTAAGCGGCGACCCGCTTTGGGCTCCCGAGCGCCCCGGGGTCCTCGCGCAGCGCCACGGCGGCAATGTCCTCGGCGATGGCCTCGAGCCGGGCGGCTCGCTCCTCGCGCGTCTCGGTGGCGCTGGGATACGTCGGCAGGTCAGCGACGTGGGGCGGGGAGACCGATTGGATCGCTGCCAACACCCAAGCGGCGAACACAGCGTGCGTCATTCGAGACCCATATCGCGCCGCATTGCGATCGGCGAGCAGACGCAAGCTTGCGTTACGGGTTGCGCTCGCGACGCAGACGATAAGAGCCAGTCCCTACATCTGGGTACCAACCGAAGTGATGCCACGGCGGCGGCTCGACCACCTGGGCACCGCCGAGCACCGTGACGGCTCCGAATCCCTCCGCGGTCGCGATCCCGATGGGTCGAATGCCGGCGTCGGTCAGCTCGACGGTAGGAGCTCCAGCGGTTTCGCCGGACGCAATCGCGTTGGCGTCGATCCGAATGAGTCGGACGACCTGCGGGGACCCGAAGACCTCAGCAGATCCCACCGCCGACGGACGCAGTTCCAGCTCCAGTCGCGGGGTACCGATGCTCTCGCCGGTGGTGATCCCGTTGGCAATGATCGCCGCGTGTAGGCTGGTCGCGCCGAACGCTCCGAGGCTGGCGATCCCGCTCGGATCGATCAACAGGATCGGCAGCATGGACGCGTTCCCAAAGGCCGCGCCCGGCGCGATGCCAGTGACGAGGACGGCGGACGCGAGCGCGGGCGACCCGAACAGCTCGCCGCCAGCGATGGCCGTCGCGCCAATCGTTCGCAGCAACGAGCTCGACCCGTGCGCCTCGCCCGTTGCTACACCCGAGGCCGTGATCGTCTGCAGTTCCACGGGCGCGCCGAGCGCCTCTGCCGTGGCCACGCCCGAAGCGTTGATCGTGAGCCGCATCGTCGCGGTGCCCAGCAGCTCGCCGCCAGCAATGCCGGACGCCAGAACGTGCTGCTGCTCCGTGGCCGCGCCGAATGCCTCGAGGCTTGCGACACCCCCCGGATCGATGAAGTCCCCAGCGGGCCCGGCGAGCTCCACCGTGTGGCTTCCGTGCGTCTCTGCACTCGCCACGGCGGACACGTCAATCCACTGGCGCTCCACGGCGGTCCCAAAGGCCTCGCCGCTGGCGACGCCACCAGGCGCAGCCGTCTGTCCCTCGACGGCGGTGCCGAACGCTTCACCGGTGGCGACGTTGCCGGCCCCCGAGATGATCAGCGCGCTCTCCAGCTCGAGGATGCCCGAGGCGAAGCGGCTCGCCGACGACGATCCCCATGTGACGGTCGTGCCGGTGAATCCGCTGTCTCGTGACACGACCTCGAGGCCGTGCGCGTCGCTCGCCTGACCGACGTCCTGGCGCTCGGTCCAGCCGCTGGGCGTCGTCATGGTCGCCGGGTTGGTGCCGTTTCCCACCGCGCCGAGCGTGAGATTTCCGGTCAGGGCCGCGCTCGAGAATGCCGGCGCCGGCGTGCCCGCAGCCTGGTCCGACTGGGTTGCCGACTGGCGCACCGCCGCGGCACCGGCGTTTGGTGAGCCTGCCAGGGCGACCACGACCACCGAGCCGGAGGTGTTCGAGCCCGTGTTCGCGGTGACCGTGGTGCTCGTCGTGTTCGCGAGCTTCGCCGTGCGGACGTGGCACGAGAGCCGATAGTTGATCGCGCTGATGGTGATCGGGACGACCCAGATCCGGTCGTAGGTTCCCGACCCGTTGTTGTCCGTGACGGTGGGGACGTCGTTGTTGTTGGCGGCAACGCAAACGAAGACGACAAAGAGGTCTCCGACGGCGGGCGTGATGACCGCGGTCCGGTTGCTCGTGCCTGTGGAGCTGCCGCCGGTGGCGCTGGTGCGATAGGTGACCGCCACCGCGCCGGTTTACCTTCCGGGCGTGCCGACCTTCGCGGTGGACTCGATGCTCCGCGCCGCAATTGCCAGGGCCTTACGCCGCGCCTCCGGCATCGCAGCGACTTCATCGGTAACGATGGCGAGGTTGCGCTCCTCCTCGAGCTTGCGCAGCTTGCCCTTCAGGCCGTCGCGCTGCGCCTCGAGCTCGCGCATCTCCTTGTCGATCTCTGCAACGCTCCTCATGCGACCCTCCTGGGATGGACGCGGATAGCTGGCGTCCCGAGCTGCTCCTCGGACTTGACCCCGCCAGGCATGTATCGGCGGAGGTCGCGGTCCCAGGCGGCGATCTTCGCGGCCTCGTCCTGGATCTTCGGGTTGCTGGTCAGGCCGAGCGGCACGCCGGCCCGCAGCAAGATGGCCTGATCACGGGCGATACCCATCGCCTTCTCGTGCTCCTCGGCGGCGCGCGCCTTCGCGACGATCGCGCGGGCGACAGCGTCGGCCTTGCGCCAGGGGATTTCGAGCACCGCGCGTCCCGCGACGATCAGTAGCACCTGACCGCCCTCCTGCCGGATGGTGACGGCGCTCGCGAGCGCCTCGCGGATGAAGATGGCGGGCGCGATCACAGCTTGAAGATCCGGTTGGCGCCCGAATCCCAGCGGACGGTGATATCGCCGCCGGAGGGCGTCGCTGGCAGGCCCGTGGCTGTGTCGATGTTGGCGATCAGCCGCGAGGTGCTCTCGGTGCCGGTGTCCTTGTAGAGGTCGATCGACTCGAACTGATCGCCCGAGACCGCGGTCAGGGTGACGTCGTCGGCGTCCGCTACGCCATTGGTAACCGTCTTGTTGGCGAGAGCGCCGCTCGTGGCTACGCGCGAGGCCGCCGCGCGGTCATCGAGGTTGTCGTCGACCGCAAGGTCAATGGTGTCGTCTGCCTCGTCGACCAGGACCAGCTTGATCGAGTTGGTGTCCCAGTCGATGCTCCCGTCGAGGAAGCCTTCGCGGCCCTTGTCATAGAGGGCGTTTGCCATGGGCCGATTTTATAGCCCACGGCGCGCAAAACCCCGCCGACGTTTTCAGGTTGGGCCCTACGTCTTAGGCGGCCGGTGGAGACCGAGTCTCAGCAGCCGGGTCTGCGTCTTACGCAATGGCGCCGCATAGGGGAGGTCGTCCAGCCTGCTCGGGGCGTGCGCGTCGCAATAGAAACCGCGGACGCCACCTCTGGGCTCATAGTCCACACGAACGGCAGGCCGGCTGCACCCGACGCACATCGGCAGGGCTCGAATGAGCTCGCCGGTTTCCCGTGCGAGCTGCTCCAGCAGAGCGAAGCGCTCAGTTTCAGTCATCGTCCGGGTCTTCGGCGCACGCGCCGGACAGCCTCGTCGCGAGCGGTATCCATGGCCGCCCCCTCGTCCGGCAACGGGGCCGTGTTCAATTCGGGTCGCTGCTGCGCCCAATTAATGAGCTTTCCGGCCAGATCGAAGGCTTCGTCGGCCGCCTTGAACATCGCGAGGACGGTTTCGGGACTCATGGCAGCTCCTGCATTGCGCGAACGACGGACACGGCTTGCTTGGTTGCCACGGCGAGCTCGGCGGCGCGCTGGGTGAGCTCGGCCTCGCCTGGGGGGACCGTGTCGGTGAGCGCGGCCTGGAGCGCCACTCGGGCGGTCCGGACGGCTCCGTAGACCTTGCGGGCGGGGAGACAGACTCGGTCGAGCTGGAAGATGGCCTCGGTGGTCTGGGCCATCTTGTAACCCTCGGTGCACTGGCCATGGAGCAGGTCGCCGAGGGTGTCCTCGATGTCGTGCCCGGCGTTGGCGGCGATCACCGCCTGGTCTCTGGTCGAGGCGCACCCGGCGAGCAGCGCGCCAAGCAGCAGCGCGCGAATCACCCCGGCCTCCGGAAGTTGTCGAGCCCCTCCTCGGTCGCGTGGGCGACGAGCCAGAAGCCGAGCACCCACTTGGCGAATGCGACGGCCTCCTCCCAGGGCAGCCGGTGCGCGCCGACGAGGACGAAGGCGCCGGCGAGCGCGAGCAGCGTCACGATGAACTTGCGCGACTGCAGGAGCGCCACGATCGGCCCCACGACGGGCGGCGGCGTCTTGTCCGGACCGGCGGGCAGGGCCACCGCGGTCGGGGTCTCGTCGGGCGTGGGGATGTTGTTGGTCATGGGTACCTCTCAAAATGGCAGCATCCGACGACGTTCGCGCCATTCCGGAATGCGCTGTGCCAACGTCGCGAGCATCTCTTCGACGCGCTTCGGGTTGAGGGGCTTCTTGATGAAGACCCACTCCTTGCGGGCATGTTTCGGCAGCGCCTCGGGCTCGGCCCCGCTCACGAACAGGATCGGGAAGCCTTCGAGGTCCTTCCTCGTCAAGATCGCCGCCTGCACGCCTTCGCCGGATAGATAGGGCATGCCGAGATCGAGGATGAGGCAGTCCGGAAGCGGGTGGACGCGCAGAACCTTGTCCAGCGCCTCGACGCCATCGTAGGCCTTGCGGCAGTCGTAGCCCTCGCCGCGCAACAGCTCGCATACCGCATCGACCAGCTCGCGATCGTCGTCCGCTACGACCACCCGCCACATGCTCGGCTTCAACGGCTCCGCGGGTCGCACGGTCGTGGGCACAGGACTATCCGCCGCAGGCTGTTTCGGCGTGACCGGAGGCTCGTCCTGCTTGGTCATCACCGCCGCGACTGCCTCGACGTCCGGTGGCACCGGCGGGGTCTGCTCCACCATGACCCGGAGGTTGTGGACGCCGGTCGTGTCCTCGAGGTCCTCGTCGGCGAGGAAGTTGGCGAGCTTCTCGTCGATACGCTGACGCGCCTCCTCGGCCTTGCGGCGGCTCTCCTCGGAGGCAATGGCGGCCTGGCGTTCGAGTTGCGCAGCGCGGTCGCTCTGGTTCGTCGGAGGTTCGGGCGGCGGGGTCTTGCGGGTGGTCATCGTTCGGGGACACTCGGCAGAGGCCGGCGCGGTCGCACCTGGGCGCGGACTTCGGGCTGGCTCGTGATCGCTCCGATGGCCGCCTCGAGGCGACTGGAGATGGTCTCGGTCGCTCGGACGATCTCCGTGGCCTCGTCGGCCCGGCGCTCTGCCGCCTCGAGGCGAGCCTTTACCTCGCTGTCGAGACGCACCAGTGCGGCCTCGAGACGCTTATGGATCTCGTCCTTCTCCGCGTGGACCTTTCCCTTTTCTAGGTAGACGTGCACCAGAGCGCTCACGAGGCCGCCGACGATGGCGGTCATGACAGCGAGGGCTTCGGGGGGAATGTGCATCAGCTTGCTCGCGGAGATCAGGGCAGGTTGAAGCTCGGGAAATCCGCCTGAGCACGTTCCCGGAGTGCGGTGATTTCGCCCGCGTCCAGCGCGCGGTTCCACTCGCCGACGCGCGCGAGGGACGCGGTGATGTGCGCGACGAAGCCGGCGGGATCCTCCAGCGCGAACAGCGTGCATCTGTTGGTGGTAATGACGCCGGACGGGAGGTCGCCGCCTGACGTCGCGACGACGGCATCGTCGATCTGGGCGGTGAGCTCGGTGCCGTTGCGCTGAATCACCACGAAATGCCAGGCGTCCGCAGAGCCACCGGTTGCGCCGGCCTCGGCGGCGTCGCCCGGGGTGTCGATCTGCGTGTAGATCGCTGCACCGGCAAGCTGCCGACAGTTCAGCCAGTTGCGCGAGCTCGAGCCGGCCGTATTGGAGTTGCTCCAAATGGTGCCGTCCGTGCCGGTGGCGATTCGCGAGATAAACGCCACCGTGTGTGCCGAGTCGGGGTCGAAGGATTGCGCTCCGACGAGGCGGTGGCTGCTCGCCGCGGTGGCCGAGGCAACGACGACGCCGTCGACGGTCGCGGTGACCGGTCGGTTGCTGCCGCTGCCCGTCAAGTGGAGATTCGCGCCAGCCTCGTCGTTCCATTGCGAGATCGGGTTTCCGGCAGCCGCCAGCGAGCCGCAGTCGACATAGCGCGTGCAATTGGGAACGTCAGTCCACGAGTCGATGGCGCCGACAACCACGTCGTTCAGGTTGATCTCGGTGACCCCGTCGGCCGCCAGCACGGCGACAGTCTTCGTCCTGGCACCTTGGATCACCTGGACCGTGACGTCCCCGGTCAGCGGCCGGACACGGTACGTCGCCTCGAGGGCGTCGTAGGTCAGCTCCGCCGCGTGCCCTGTGCCGCCGCCGGCTGTCGTGCGTGGGTCGGCGGCGTCGCCGAGCCAGAGCTGGAAGTGTTCGCATTCGATCGAGCCATTCACTCGGAGGCTTCCACGCTTCGGAAACGCCTCGAGCTCGGCGCCGAGCGCACGCCGAACGAACTGCCGCTCGGCGTCGATCAGATCTGGAACGGCGCTCGGCCCGGTGGTCTTCGGATAACCGTGCTGCCACCGGATGTCGTCGAGAGCATCGGTCTCCGAGTAGGCCCAATTCGTCAACCCCCCGCTCGCAAGCGCGTCGGCAATGCGCCGGCTGTTGGCCGGCGTGACGTCCCCATCGCCGGCGTCGTGAAACAGGTAGAGGTAGGTACCAGCGAGCCCGAGCGCCGGTGCAATGGCAGCCACGCTGTCGCGCGCGCGGTAGGGCTTGATGACGTCCCCGCGGTCGCCGATGGCCGTCGTAAGGAAGGGGCGGATGTTCTCCCGCGTGAACCACCACCCGTCGAGGATGTCGTGCCCTGGGTCCGCCACGGGGAAGAACGCAGCGATCGTCGTGTAGAACCCCGGAAGCTTGATAGCCGAAGCCACGGCCAGGCCACCACCAAGCGAGTAGCCGACGAGGCTGGGGTTGGAATCGTCGGCCACGCTGGGGAGCAGGGCCTGTACGGCCACGACCGCGTCGCGCGCGTCGAACACCTCGCGCCCGTTACAATCCGACGTCGCCCGAAGGTCGGCCGCGATGACCAGGAATCCGTAGCTCGCGAACCGTCGCATGATCTCTGGCGTGAAGTCCGCGGCGGCGCCGGTCACGCCGTGCACGAGATTTAGGACACGTAGCGCGCCCGCTGCGGCGCAACCGTTGTCGTAGCAGTACTGTGCCCCCAGGGAGGTCAGTGCCGCGTCGATGCTGCTCGCGTAGGTGAAGGTCGACTCCGTGTAGACGCCCGTCGCGGCGGGGTCGACCGTGAGCGGATCGTCGTTGTCGAACGGGTCCACGTCTGGCGCATCCGGCACCGTCTCCACCTGGCCGCGCGGGTCGAGCGTCAGCGCGCCGGCGTCCACCGTGCCCAGCGGCCAGTGGTCGATCGACAGCACCGACACGAGCTCGGCGCGGCCGGTATCCGGATTCACGACCGCGAAACCATCCTCGATGGGAAGCCCGGTGTACGTCGCTGGAACGGGCCCATGGGTGCGGCGCCAAATGTCGACCCGCGCGCCCTCGTTCGCGGCGGTACGCACGATCGACAGCGGCGCGCCGGCGAGCTCGAGCGCTTCCTCGGTGGCGAGCTTGAGCCAGATGCCATCGGCAGCCTCGCCGGCGGCCGCAACCACGTCGCCCACGGCGAGCGGGTCCAATGCGTAGTATTTGGTCATGTGAGGCTCAGCCCATACTTGGTGTTAACGTGGCTCAGGTATTGGGTGATGTCCGACGCGTCCCACAAGCGCGAGTAGTAGAGAATCTCCGCCCAATCGCCGTCCCACGGGTAGGCGTCCTGGAAGAGCATCCCGATGCGAATGCGCCGCAGCGTTGGCGTCGGCTGCGAGAGCGTCCCCGTGGCCTTCAGCGTGCTCCCCTCGTAGATGCGCGCCAGACCGTCGGAGTGGTCGCGGGTGCCGATGTGCACGGCCCAGTTGGCATCGGCAAACGTGTACTGCGCGTTGTTGCCGCTCCCGGAGTTGACGTCGCGGAAGATCCGCGAGTTTCCCTCCTGGAGCATCATGATTCCGGTGTTGGTCGGCGCGGTGCTGTCGACGGTGCCGGTGCTGCTGTCGAAGATCCCGCGATTCGACGACGTGGCCGGTCGCTTGGTCAACGTGACGACGGTGACGTTGGCGACAACGAGGCCAGGCGAGCCGAAGTCGCCAATCAGCCGATCGTTGCCACCGTCGTGGGTGACCGTCGCGTGACCATTGAGGCTCGTGCCTGGACTCGGCTGGTTCCCCGCCGTGGATTGGATGCAGTCGCGGCTGTTGCCCGAGAGATCGGTCGCGGTGGCGGTCGCGCCATAGGTCACGAAGTCGCCATCGAGGTGGAGCTCGAGGCCGCCGGCCGGTACGTCCGGAATGCCGCCAGCGCGGCGACCAGCGAGCAGAGTGCGCGCGAGCCCGGAGTACATCAGGCAGTCAACCCCGGGAACCGCATCCAGTTGGCGCCATCGCTGATGTAAGTGATCGCATCCCACCCTTCGGTAAGGATGTCGCCGACCTCGCCGTCGATGGTCTGCGACGAGGTCGTCGCCACGGTCACCGTCACCCCCGACTCGGTCACGTTCTTCAGCGTGACCCCGCGCCCGGAGTTGCCCACGGCGGTGGGCAGCGTGACAGTCAGCGGGCCCCCGCTGTCGGGGTTGCATCGCACGAGCTCGCCGATGGCCGCCGCGTAGTTTTGGTTGGCCTTGATCGAGGTGACGGGAATCGCGGCCGGGGCGCCCGCGCCAGGAACGGAGAGGGTGACCACCGTGAATCCGCCGGACTCCGCCGAGCTGGCCTCGAACGCTTCGTCGAGCTGGATCATGATGGGGCGGCGCGTCCCATCGGAGCTCGGCAGGTCGACGCGGTTGCCCACCGAGTCCAGGATCCCAACGACGGCAGTCAGAAAGCCCATGGGTCAGCTCCAGCTCACGCGCGCGCAGTGGACGATCAGGCCGGCGTCGATGGCGTTTGTGCTGCTCTCGTGGATGAACACGAGGAAGTAACCGACCAAGCTGTGATCGACGGGCTCCGGCGTCGCGAGCGTTTTGGTGATCGTGTGGTGTGTTTCGTATGCCGGGAGCGATGCCGACGGGTCCGTTACCTCGTCAATGAGGGTGAGGGTTCCGGACGAAAACGACTTCTTGTAGAGGCGCAGCCGCGGCAACTGCGCCGGCAAGCCGCCGTGTCCCCCGACCGGTGTGATGGAGACGCCGTACTTGGTGATGCTCGCGCCGTCGGGAACGAAGCCGAGCCCCCACGTCGCGCTCTCATGATTAGACGTCCCCGAGTTACCGGTGGCCGTCGACACGTGGACGAAGTCCTTGTTCCATTCGCCGAGGTGCACGAATGGCGCCTCGCAGAGTACGTGGTCGCCCGGCCTCACCGCCCACTGCGAGCGATTGGCAAGAGGCTGCACCGCGTTCTCCAGATCGGAAGCCATGACGGGCTCGCCCGGGTCGGGAACCGTAACGCTTGCGCTGAATGCCGCGGTTTCGGTGACAGTATGAGACATCGATTCAGGTCTCCCAATTACGGTCCCACAGCCACGTTGCGTACGGCGGGCGCGTCGGCAGCCCCGTGTCCGGGTCGGTAGGCAAGAGCCAGTTGCCGACCGGATGGGACGTCCAGCCGTCGGGGTCGGTGGTCGCGTTCAAGGTTGGTGCGAGGTCGGTTGCGGTCCCGACGAGGATCACGCCCCAAAGCGACGAATGGGCTGCCTGCGATTCGCCGCGAACGGCGGAAACAATGTCCGCGATCTGCGCCGCCGTCGGACCTCCGCCCCAGAGCGTCCCATCGTCCCACTCGGTGCCGTCGTCCCATTCGGCAGGCACCGGGTCGAAGAAGGTCCCCGATCCCTGGCGGACGATGATCAGCCAGTAGCGCGACCACTTCTCCGGGTGACCGTCGTAGTCCCAATTCGAGGGCTCCTTCTTGAAGACGGAATAGACGCCCGACGAGTTGAGCTGGTGCCACGTGGCACGGTCGCCGTTGCCGTCCTGGTGGACGATGCGAAGGAACGGCTTCGAGGGCAGGAAGAACGGGGCGAGGTTTCGGAGCTGGCCCTGGTGCGTGCCGAATTGGCGGCGCAGCTGGAGCCACTGGGCGAGACGGTACCGCTTCGACTCCAGCGGCTCCGTCTCGTAGATCCGAATGCGCCGGTCGCGCGACAGGTAGGGCAGCGCGCTCGCGTCACCCCGGAGGGGCTGACCCATGCGCAGGCCCTGGCCGAGCGTCTCCACGGCCGCGCCCTTCGTCGCCGCGACAGCCTCGAGGAACGTCCCGGCGTTCTTGTTGCGGACGAACCAGGGCGCGATGGTGCCCGCGAACTTCTGCAGCACGGAGAAGAACGCGCCGCTCACGTCAAGACCACCGTCCAGTCGGAGAGGTCAGAGTCCATCTTCGCGACGCGCCCAGCAGCCAGCGCGGTTGTCGCTGCGGCCGGTGTGGTGATCGCCGGGTCGTAGATTCCTGGGTAGGCAGTCGCGAGCGCGCCCTGCAGGTCGGACTTGTAGAGCACACCTGCGCCTGCGACTTGGTCTCGACCTCCGACGGGGTATGCCGCGTACGTGGCGGCCATCTTGGCGAGGATCGCAGCCCTGACCGCGGCCTCCGTGACGCCCGGCGCGTTCTTCACCTTGACGGTGCCGGACGTCGGCACGACCACATCGACCGCCGCCGCGCCCGTGTAGGTGATCGCACCGGGGACGACGAACGCGTAGAGCTCGATGTTCGCGTTGGCGGCGTCCACGTCCTCCGAGATCGGCGCGCCGTCGTCGTCTGCGAACCAGACGTTGACGATCCCGGTGTCGCTCTCCTGTGTCACCTGCGCGCGGGTAATCGCGACGGGGGCGCCGAGCTCGTTGAGAAGCGGGGTGCCGTCGAGCTGCTTGGCGGCGAAGTAGGCGTACGCGTCCGCCGGGCCCGCGAACGAGAGCCTGGACCCGGCCTGCCGACAGCGATCGCGGTACACGTCCGCTGCCTCGCGGTCCGCGCCCACGATGGCCGTGGTGTTGGAACTGACCACGCCCGTCAGCGTCGTGGTGAGCGACAGCGCACCGACGCCCGCATTGCTCCGCGTCCCCACTTCCTCCGCGACGATGGGGATCAGCAGCGTCGCACCGGCGAGGACGGTCACCGTTCCGTCGATGTTCGTGTAGATGGTCGGGTCTTCGGCATTCCGATACGTCGGCGGCGGGTCGGGGATGCCTCCGCCGAGATCCACCGTCCAAGTCCAAGTGAGCGCGTAGGGCGCAAACGTCCTCGCGACGGCGCCGGCGGAGTTGTCGAAGAGCGCGAACCCGGTTGCGAGCGTCGCCTCGGCCCGCTGGGTGCCGAAGGTGTTCTCGCCGAATGCGCTCAACAGGCCTGGCGCCGGCGCCAGCGTGACGTTGGTGGAATCGTAGGGGTCCGCGTCACCTGGATCGACGGACAGAGCCAGCGACGTGAATCCGCGAATCGCCTTCGCGATGGCCCCCGACTTGGCGAATTCGAGCGTCGAGACGGTTTGCAGTATCTGCTCGCCGACGCCGCCCGAGATCCAATTCGTGACGACCAGCCCGGCCGCCTGGGCGTAGCCGACGACCTGCGCTCGGATGCTCGCGAGCGTCTCGGACTGGATGATCTCCTCGTAAAGGCCCACCGGCTTACCTCTGTCCGATTAGGTCAGCGGCCTGCAGCTCGCTGATCCGCTTGATCAGGGTGAAAGGCCCCAGCGCCGTGTCGCAATCGGCTCGCAGCTCCACGTCCGCGATGCCGTTGGTCACGACCGGCGTCAGCACGACCCGCGCGCTCTCGATACGTGGGTCGCGCATCAGCACCTCCGCGAGGATCGGCTGATGCGCGGCCAGTCTGGAGATCGGCAATCCGAGCAGCTTCCGGCAGTCGAAGCCCCAGCCTTCGATCACGAAACCGCCCGAGCCGTCGTCGCCCAGGATGTCGTCGATCATCAGGCGATGGAGCGCGTCCTGATAGACGACCTCGACCCCCTCGACGGTGGAGAAGAGCGCGTCGGCGTCGAACACGCATCGGACGTCCTTGCCGTAGGCGGCGGGCTCGTTGAATGCCATGGCTACGCCTTCAGCCTCGAGACGCCAGGGTTGGTGACGTGTGGAGTGAGCGGCATGGCCGAGCCAGCCGCGGCGCCGGTGCCGATGTCTCCCCAGCGCACGACGCGGCCCAAAGGAATCGCGGGCGGCGCGGGTGTGGCTGCTCCCGGTCCGCCGCGAGCTCCAACGACGATGGGGCGCGCTGGGTTGGCGTCTCGGAAGTGCACCACGACCTCGGCCCCCGTCTCGGGGTCGAGCACCCCGACTGCCCACTGCTCGACGGCCCGGAGCGCCGGGAGCTCGGGGGCGTCCGGCGGCGGGTCGAGGTCCAGCCGACCCTCGTCGTCGACGGAGGCAACGATGTACGTCCGCGGGTGGCCGTAGATCAGCGAGGGGAAGGCCTCGCGGACCATTCGGAGGATCAGGCTCCGGAACGTCACGCGTACACCTCCGCCTCGAGCTTGCCCGACGTCTCGTGGACGTAGAGGCCGGCCACGGTCACCCCGTCCACGATGGCACCCGGCAGGAACTGCGCCGGGCCGTCGATCCCGAGGACGCGCTTGCGCAGCCCGAGGTTGCGACGGATGACGGTCGCGCGCCCGGTGACGGGGACGCCAGCGCGCGCGCCAAATCGCAGCACACCGTCCGGATCGATCCGCCAGCGGTCCACGTACCCCGCGCGATGGAGCGAGCTCAGCACGTCACGTAGACGCACCGGAATCCGTGGGGTGGACGCCACGGCGCACCAGTGTGGGTCGAGCGCGCGATCCGCCGGCTGCTCCATTGGCTCGCCGGCGCGGGTGGTCAGGTCGGTCAGCACCGTGCGGAGTCGGACGCTGACGTCCGCCTGGTAGCTCAGCGGCCCCGTCAACGCCTTGTCCCAACCGGCCCCGCCGACGAACACGGCGCGAGGCTTGCCGGTGGCGTCGAGTCCTGAGCGCAGCACTGAGCCGACCATGGTCAGGTCGCCGACGACCAGCGTGGTGGTGCCCGTCGGCGCCGCCTCGCCCGAAAGCAGGCAGTCGGCCCACCAGGCGCCGAATCGCGGGACGGCCAGCATCAGCCGCGTCACGGTGAGGTCGCCGAGCTTGCTCACAGCGCCCCGGCCTCCTTCACCACCGCATCGAGCTCGTTCTTTACGTCAGCGTTAGGATCCTTGCCCTTGCCCTTCGGCTTGCCCGTGTTTGCCGGCTTCGACGGGTTGAACTCGATCAGCTCCACCGAACCGAGCCAGTAGCCGCCACCGGCCTGCCACTTCGGTGGCGAGATGTTCTTGATGCTGACCCGGACGATGTTGTTGAAGTTGATCGACGGGTTCTCGACCACGTGGACCGGCGGCCGCTCGGTGATCTTGGGCCGCAGCGTGTCCCGGATGACGTAGTAGGCCGCGAAGCTCTCCGCGTTGTGGAGCTTGGTGGTGATCTTGATCGACTCGGCGAGCTTGGTGCCCTTCCAGTCGGTGCTCGCGTTGCTCTCCTTCGTGCCCTTCTGGACCTGCCACTCCTCGGGCTTGTCCGCGCCGTCCACGTCCTGAATGACGCCGGGGATGAGGATGCCCGAGATCCGCACCTGCCCCCACGGCGAGGCGTCGATGAACGGGTTCAGCGGTGAGCCGACCGGGATCGGGGCGCCGCTCGGCTCGAAGGTGCCGGCCTCGTTGACCGTTCCCTGCGATGACGGCTGGCCCGTCTGGTACCAGCCCGCTCCGGTGGGCCCAGGCATCAGGCGGGCTCCTCCTCGATGTCGCCGGCGAGTACCTCGATCTCGATGTCACCACGGAGGAAGTCGCGGAACTCGCCCCACTGCTCCTTCGCGCCGAGGACGAGCTTCTCGATGTAGACGACCTTCCCGCCGCCCTGGCCGAGCGCGCCCTTGGCCGCTGCCTTGGCCGCCACGGGGCCCGTCGTCGGGGGCGCGACGAGCGTCTCCATCGCGCCCTCGGCCTCGGGCGCGCCCTGGTCGACGCCCACGGCCATGCCGGCCGCGGTGTTCTGCCCGATAGACGCGAACACCCTCGAGGGCGAGGCGATGCCAAGCATGCTCTTTGCGGCGTCGATCGCACCTCCGACCGCGCCGGTGATGGCGGAGAGCACGGCCCCTGCCGAGCCCATGATGCCGGCCGCAAGGGACTGGATCATGTTGGCGCCGATCTCGGCGAGCCTGCCGGGGAGTCCGGCGATCCAGTCGATAGCCGCCCCCACGGCCGCGGTGATGGCCGCCCAGGCCGCCGACGCGGCGCCCGAGATGGCACTCCAGGCGCCCGTCAACGGCCCGGTGAGGACGTTGACCAGGTAGCCGACTACCGCCACCAGCGCGACGATGGCCGCGGCCGCGAGGATGAACGGCAGCATGATCAGCGCCACGCCCACCGCGGCGATCGCGATGACCGCCCCGATGAGGACGGCCACGATCTTGAGCCCGGTGATGAGCCCCTGGCCGATGTCGCTCCGGCCGAACTTCACCACCGCGATGTAGGCTCGCAGCGCGAGGATCATCGTCTGGATGAACAGCCGCTCGATGATCGGAATCGCGGCCGTGGCCATATCGATCAGCGGACCGAAGATGGTCTTGGTGATGAACGCGAGCGCCTTGCCCGTCGCGGTGTTCTCGTCGAAGACGTCCGACACGGATTCGAGCTTCGAGAGGAAGTTGTCGACGTTGCTCTGCACCGCGCCCGCGAACAGCTTGGTTGCGGCATCACCGAGCTTCTTTTGGAGCTTGCCCAGCCGGTCTTCCTTGTCGGCGAGCTTGATGAGCTTCGACGTGAGCGAGACGATGCCGGCGCCGATAGCAACCAGGGCGAGGACGGCGACTGCGGAGGCTGCGATGGCCGCGGTGCCGAGCGTGCCGAACTTGGCCGCCATCTTCTGCAGGCCTCCGCCGAGCTGGAACACCTTCTGCCCGGTCGTTCCAATGGGACCGCCGAGCTTGCCGAACGCCTCGCCGAGCTCGCCGACGTTGCCCGCCGCGGGCTTCGCCGCCGCCGTCACCTGATTGCCAGCGTCCGACGCGGCCTCCGCCTGCGCCTCGAGCGCCTCGGTCGCCTGCTCCGCAGCAGCAGCCAGGTTGGCTTCCGCAGCGGCCGCCGCGTCGATGGAGGAGGCGTCGACGCGCAAGTCCTCGAGCCCGGCCATGGTCGCCTTCGTGCTCTCGACCTGGGACTCGAGCTCGGCGATCACCGCCTTCTGTCGCTCGATGGACGCGGTCAACGCTTCCCCCCCAGACTGGGCTCCGAGCGTCTGGAGCTTCACCCGCGCCGATTCGAGCTTGCCCTCGAGGCCGCCGAGGCTCGCCTGCTGTTTCGCGATGGCCGCCTCGAGCTGGCCCATCGCCCCCGTCGCGACCGCAGCCGGACCGGCGATGACCTCCTTCAGTCGGAGCTCGAATTCCTCCACGCGGGACGCCATTACTTCTTGTGCGCCTCCCGCCACGCGCGCGCGATGTCGGCGATCTCGTGGATGTCGGCGGCGAGCTCGGCGGCGAGCAGCTCGCCCGCGCGCGCCTCATCGCTCTGCTCGGGAGCGATCCCGGCGACGAGGGCTCGTTCGTATTCGCGCGCGGCCTGCATCATTCTCGCCCTTACCTCCGCTGGCGAGCGCCGCTCTATGACCTCGCCGTTCTCTCCCGCTTCCTTGACGATCTCTCCGTTGTGCGCGGCATCGATCAGGGCCTGGACCCTAACTTTTGGAGTCGTCTGCCGCCGACCCCGCTAGCTCATAGGCCGCGTTTTCCACGGCGGTTGCGACACCAGGGTTCGCCTTGAGGTACTGCCGGAGGTCGTGGCCGTTCGTGTTCGTCGGCGACCAGTCCGTGATCCCGTTCCAGTCGATGACCGCCGCCATGGCGTAGTTGACGGTGCTCTCCTCGGCCGGCGGTCCCTTCTTGCCGTGAGGCGTCACGCGCGCGCGAGCCTCCTGCTGCCAGCGCAGGAAGGCCTTCCCGTCGTGCTTGACGATGAAGGTGTCGGGGTAGTTCTTCACCATCAGCTTGGCGAGCCTCGCCTGCGGGTACGCGGCCTGCGCCTCCTCGAAGCGTCGGTCGAGGTCGAGCGCGCGCCGCGCCCGGTCCTCGTTCCGCTGCTCGTCCTCGAGTCGAGCGAGCCTCTCCCGCAGCTCCCGTTCCTCGCGCTCCTCGTCGCTCACAGCCGAGCGGCTCGCGTCGAGCGCGGCCTCCGCCTGGTTGACCCGGGCTCGCAGCGAGGCGAGCCGCGGCGAGTCGGCAGCGTGGCCCTGGCCGTTCCCGCTCATCCGTTGGCCTCGTCGTCTTCCTCGTCCTCCTCCTCGGAGGGCTCCTCGACCTCGGCTTCGCTCTCGGCCTCGGGAGCTGCACCGCTGGCGACGGTGACGTGGCACCCGCGCTCGTCGCCACCGGCGAGCACCGTGCAGGTGTCCGACGACACCGCGGCGACCGCGGCGCGGCACAGGGCCTGCGCGGCGAGGAAAATCGGACGCTCCGCGCCGGGGGGCGGCTGGGCAGTGACGATCTTGTTGACGACGTTGTCCTTGGGGCCGCTGGCCGCGATGCTCCACATGGGGGTCTCCTAGAAGCCAACCGAGCCGGTCGGCGCTGCGCCCACGAGCGCGTTGATCGTCTTGCGCTCGTCGGTCCACTTGATCTGCTGGGGCTTGAACTTGAGCTCGACCTCCTCAGCCTTCGCCGAGTTTTCGACCGCGGCGGCCCAGTTGGTGAACCGGCAGTTTTCGAGGAGGTCGGAGTCGCTGCCGAGATCCGGATGCGTGCGCGTCACCACGATCGGCAGCCGAACGTTGCCGCCGCCGGTCGTGGGCATCGCCGGCATCAGCTCGGTCCGGAACTTGACCGCGGACATCTTGATCGAGCCCTCGTCGGTCTCGTAGACGCCGGGGGTCATCTCGTCGATCGTCTGGCTGCCCATGTAGGAGAGCGCCTCGGGCTTGAGGCTGTCGCCGTAGCCCGCGCTCATCACACGGATCTCGAGCTTGCCGAGGGCGATGGTGACGGTCGACCCATCGAGTCCAACATTGGCGACGCGGCGGAGCATGGGTGGGCCTCCTACTGGATGACGGCGAGCGTCAGGTTCAGGGTCAGCACGAAGCCGCCGACCCTCGGCGCCAGCGTGACGTTGATCCCGAGCAGGTTGCCGCCGCTGACCGTGCAGGCCGGATCCACCTGGACGAGGCCGGAGTCGAGGGCGGCGTCCTCTGCATTGTCGATCTCGTTTTTGAACTCGACCTTGAGAGCCTGGTAGATGGCCCCGTGCAGCGCCGCGCGGCTCGTCGCGGTCAGCAGACCGGTGCTGGGGCTCGTCGACTGGTAGAACGAAACCGACCCGAGCTTGGGCGTCCCGGCCGCGATGGCCACGCGCTCCATGGCGTTCGCCAGCCGGCGGACCATCAGGTTGCGGATCCGCTCGTCGCTCTCGTACATGACCCACGGGACGGTGTTGAACACCTCCTCGCGGCGGGTGGAGTCCGGCAGCCGCTGGTTGCAGCCGAACCGGTTGCCGAGCGTCTCGTTGGACAACCCGGTCGTGGCCCCGCGCGGTCCCTCGTCGTGGCCGACGGTCACGCCCGAGCCGTCGACGAGCTTGAAGTTCGGGCAAGGGCGATCGGCCGGAGCGCATGGCCAGACGAACCGCTTCACGCGCGCGACGTCGGCGGCGAACTGCGCGATGTCGTTCCGCAGGTACTGCCGCGAGGTCATCGCATCGGTGAGGATCCCGTAGGTCGTCCGGATGTGGACGCGCGAATCCGAGAAGTTGGCGAAGTTGGACTGCACCGCCGCGAGCCACGTGGCCTCTGTCTCGGCCGTCTCGAAGTTGGGCGTGCGCGCCGGGATGATGGCGACCGCGCGCTTGCCCACTGCAAGCAGCGCATTGAGCCCGGTCGTGATGATGGCCGCCATGGTTGCGTCGCACGGGAACGCGCAAACCACGATGGAGAAGTCGATGGTGGACGCCGCGAGCGCGACGAAGGCCGCGGCCACGTCTGCGGTGCTCGGCGTCGGGCCAAACGTCCGGACGAAGACCTGGTCACCGGTCACGAACGTGCCAGCCGCGAAGGCAAACTGCACGTTGGTGTTGGGGATCGTGTAGTTGACCGCCGTCCCCAGCGCGACTGTGTTCGACCAGTTACGCCCGTTGTCGAGCGAGTACTGGATGAGCATGCCGGTCACGCCAACGGTGCCACCGTTGATCCACTTCAGCCGCGCGTCGTACGTCCCGCGGGGCACGGCGGCGCCGGCGCTGACGACGCTCGTTCCGGTCTTGCCGCTCTGGTCGACGGCGCCGTAGCTGCCGGCGGTGGTCTGGGGAACCTTGTAGAACGCGGCCGGGACCTTTACCGCTGAGCCGTTCGATTGCCGCTGCTCGATGACCTGGGTCAGGACATCGACGCCGTCGCCGTAGCCGAGGGCGTCGATAGCCGACTTGCCGGACAAGAAGAACGACGACAGCCCGCTCCCAGCAGAGCTCAGGCCGAGCACCACCGTCAGCGCGTCGAGGTCTGCCGGGACAGCGACGAAGCCGCGCGCCTCCTGGACGTTGATCTGGAGTAGGCCACTCATGGGTCAAGGCTCCTTCGGCACGGTGGTGGGGACGACGGTGGTGACCTGACCCGGCTCGCCGGGGGGCACGCCTACGCGCTTCGAGGAAACGTCGGCCGTCGCGGCGGGCAGCGACCAGCGCGCCACGCTGTGCGGGATGTCCTGCCTGTAGGTGAAGGCGATCACCGCCTCGAGGCCGAACGCATCGGCGTCGCCGATCGAGCTGACCTCGTACTTGCCCTCTGCGATCCGCCCCGGGGCGGCGGTCCGAACGCAGGAGATCACGAGGGCGGACAGCTCATTCAGCGCCCGCAGTCGCTCCACGTCGTCACCGTCCGCAGACGCCCGCACGTGCACCTCGCACGCGTGCGTGATGCTGGCGGCGTATCCGAGCTCCTGGGCGGGGCCCCACGTGCCAGCACGCTCGGGAACGAACACGACGCGCGGCGGCGCGCCGACCGCGCGCTCGAGATAGTGCTCGCCGACCATGATCGGCGTGGCATCGCCCATGTGAGCGAACGCGCCGACCACTTGGCCGATCACGTCGGCCAGCGTCGAGGGCGTAGCGTTCTGCGCGACGAGGGTCACGCGCTACCCCCGGCCGCGAGGCTCACGGCATCGGCGAAGATGTCCATCCACTGCTCCGACTCGTTTTGCAGGTCGGCGAAATGGTGGACCTGGCCGGAGGCCTGAACGATCGCGCTCTTGCCGTCGGCCTTTACGACGATCGGGATCCCCGACCCACGGCGCTTGTTGATCTTGAGCGTCGCCCCGGTGATCTTCTTGAACGCGGCTTTGAGCTCCCGATTGGCCTTCGCGGCCCCCTTGCGACGCGAGTTGACCTTGCTGCGGAGCGTCTCCGCGATTGCGATGGCCGCCCCGGGGATCGCCTTGTGGGCGTCCTGAATCTCGCGAATGCGCTGCTTGAGGGCGTCCATCATGGGAGTCGGCCCATCCAGTCAGGATCCAGCGGCAGCCCAGACGCGACGCGCGCGCCGTTGTCCGCCGCGGTCGTCGAGTCGGCCGGCGCCGGCTGCACGGGCTTGCCCTTCAGCCAGTTGGCCAGGATCAGCTTGTCGAACTCCTCTTGCGCGAACAGCCGGTCGATCGCCACGCGATAGGCGGGGTTCTCAACCTGCAGTGAGTTGACCGCCGCGCGCGCCGTCATTCTCGCGGCCACGCCCACGAGCACGGGTGGATAGGGCGGCGACAGCGGCGTGGCGTGCGCCGTCATCATCTCGTCGATCTGCCCCATGACGTCGTTCGCGATCAGGGTGATGCGACGCAGCGGGTCCACCGTGACGCCCCAACCGGAGCCGACCGACACGAAGGTCATGCCGACGTGGAAGAGGTCGAACGACAGGACGGTCGGGTTGTACGGGGTGAACGCCGAGACCCCCGACGGCAGCGCGCCGCCGGGCGTGACCTCGAAGGTCACCACGTCGTCGTCGGACAGGCCGTGGGCGCGGAGCCGAATGCGTCCACTCGGCCCATCCACGTCGGACGGCTGGACAGGGCGCGCACGCGTGGCGAAGGCTTGGGCGCTCAGCGCCAGGGCAAACACTTCGTCAGGCGTGCAATAGGCCATCCCATCACCCAGCTCGAGCTACGCCAGACCTTCCCAGCGCTGCATCGTGAAAGGCATCGCGAGGACGCCATTGGCGCGAAGGATGTACGCGATCGAGACCTTGAGGGTCGTCGCGTAGTACTCGCTGCTCTTGTCGCGCCGAATCTCCTCGGGCGCGGTCTCGGTCTGGACGATCCATGGGTAGACGCCCGGACGCGACGCGAGGGGGTACCACTTCGCGCTGTTCGACAGCTCGTACACCGGCACCGGGATGACGGAGCCCTTGTAGATGTTGTTGACCGCGCCGAACGAGGTGCCGCTGGTCGCGATGATCAGGTCGCGCTCGAGCAGCTCCTTCCAGAGCTGCGTCTGCGCCGGGGGGTGCAAGACGTGCGTCATCCGCATTCCCAGCGACTTGCCATTCAGGCCGACGAGGCCATCGAATGCCTGCATGGCGAGCGAGAGATTCGCCGCGGTTGGCGCGGTGCCTGCCCCCGTGAAATCGTTGTCGTAGGTGCCGAGCGACGTGTCGAGCGGGTTGATCGGGTGCGCCGAGTTGAAGAAGCTCAGGTTGTCCCACGTCGTCGTGGGGTTCGCCTCGAGCAGGTCGGCGATGATGTCGTTCGGCAAGCGCTGCGCTTCGCGCGCCATCGCATCCGGCTGCTCCGCCCAGCCGATGAAGTCGGGCGCCTCGATGACGTCGGCCAGCTCGGTGACGCCGTCCTGCCAGGTCTTCGGCTTGAGCTCGAGGCTCTTCTCGGCGAGCTTCCGATACTTCAGCTCGCCCTTGAGCTCGTGGTATCCCGGTGCGCTGATGCTGATCGGGAAGACCGTCCGGAGCGCGCGGCTTCGAACGGAAAGCCCGAATCGCTCCGCCCAGGGGTCGACGTCGGCGAGAGCGAGCGCCGCCGTGAACTCGTTGGAAAACTCGGTAAGCGCAACCTGCGCGTCGCGCGAAACGAGGGTATACGGCTGGCCCATCGGTCAAGCTCCTCTCACGTGACGGTGAGGTTGCGGGTTTGCGGACCCATCTGGATCCACGCCATTCCGTCGCGGACCTCGTGGATGATGCCGGCCGGCGGTCGCGCCGCCGTGTTCGACGAGCTCGACACGGTCTGGTTGTCGACCACGTACGCGACCTTCCCGACGTCGTCGGCCTGGATGTCGGCCGAGAGGATCAGGAAGCCGTGGATCCCGTACTCGAGCTCGATGTCGGTCGAGTCGTCGAGACCACCGGCCTCAGAGCCCGTCTGGTTGTCGACGGTGCTCGAAGCGACGCCCATGCCGCAGAGGCAACCGCTGGCGATCGTGCCGCCCACGATCGCGCGGCCGTTGACGTCGATGCCGACGAGCCATCCCTTTCGGATGATGGTGTTCGACCGCATGCCGAACGTACCCTTCGCAGGGTAGAGGCCGGCGAAGGGCGTCTCACGATCCGTCGTCGTCGCTGCCATGGCTCACACTCCCTGCGCGCGGGGGTTGGTCCGCGCCCGTGCGGCGATCTCCGCCTTGGTATGCCGGTAACGCTCGATCTGTTCGGGGGTCATTCGCTTGGCCCGGAACATCTCGTGCTCCTGCGGGGTGAAGTTCTCGCCCGCGCGCCCAGCCGGCGCGCGCGGGCCGCGCGATGCGACCGGCAAGCGGGCGACGCGCGCGCGCAGCGCCGATAGCGGCATCGACGCCCAGGGCTCGGCCGGCGTCTGGCCATCCGGCAGCCCGTCGGCATCCGATGCCCACGCCATGGCCGGGGGCTCGCCTGCGGCGACCAGCTTGACGACGAGCTCGCGGCGCTCGGACGCGTCGATCACCGCGCGCGCCTTCGCGACCTCGGCCTCGCGCCGCTCGAAGTCCGTGACAATGCGGTTGCGGCGGGTCAGCTCTTGGATGGCCTCGCCGGCGGTTCGCTTGCCGCTGAGGCTCATGGCGACGCGCGCCACCGCCTTGAGCTCCTCCTCGTCCTCCGGCTTGACCGGCGCGACCGCAGCCTCGTCGGGGAGCGGCTCCACGATGGGAGGCGGCTCCTCGACCACGCCCGGCGTCGCGTCGGCAACGGCGCCGACGATGATCTGCTTCAAGAGGTCGGCACACTTCTCCGCGTCGCCGGCGGTGAGCGCGTCGAGAGCCTCGGTCGCAAGCTTCTTGTCCATGGATCGGTCTCCTGCCTCCGCGTGTCGTTCGGTCTCGGCGGCGCTGGGCAGCGCCTCCATGGCGCGCGCGTGAACCGGGCGCGTTGCGATCGCGACCATGGCGCGAGCGATCGTTTTCTCTCCCGGCGTCCCATGCGACTTGACGAGCGCCTCCGCGAGCGCCCACACGGCTTGCTCCTCGGCGACGATGGCCGCCGGCGTCCTGTTCTCGAAGGCCGCGAAGTGCAGGTGGCAGAGCTCGTGGACGATGGTCTCCGTGACCTGCCGGACCGCTTCGTCCGCGCTCGCGCCCGCCGGCGGCGTCGCTGGGTCGCGGATGATGATCTGCGCGGTCTTCGCGTCGGCCGTCGGGTAGCACAGGCCCCAGACCGGGCGACCGTCTGAAGCGACGAGGTCCTTTTCGTACGCCGCCTCGATGCGCCAATCCTGCAGCCGCAGCAGCTTCTGATAGTGGCCGATGAGAGCCGCGAGGTCGGGCCGGCTCTGATTCGGTTGCGTCTGCTCTGCACTCACACCGCGACCCGATATCAGACCGATTCCGATCGCGTCCAAATGTGGCAACGTCACGTAACGTAATTCGGGGTCGAAAGGGGTCCGCAATGCCAGCGACGAGGCGAGCGAAAACGACGCGCAAAGCCGAGGAATTCACGCTCGAGCGGCTCATTGCCAGACTGGAGGCCCTTCGGGTGAGCGCTGGCGCTTACAGCTGGTCGCTCTCAGAGATTCAGGCCGCGCGCGACGCTCAAATGGCGGGTGATTTCAAACAGCCCGCAAGGCTGTCGGAGAGCTTCGCCACGGACGACGCGATGTACACCGCGCGCCGCACCAGGCTCGCGCCACAGCGAGCGATCCCCGTGAAGATCAAGCCGGCTCGCGACGCGGGCCCCGCGCTGCGGATCGCCAACGAGGCGGATGCGCTCTTCGGACCCGATGGCGTCGGAGCCTCCCCCGAGACGATGGTTTCGATCAACGCGCACCTCGCCGACCACGGCGTGGCCTTCGGCGCGAACATCGTCACGCCGCGGCCCGACGGGTCGCGCGTCGACATCGAGCACCACGCGTGGCCGATCGAATGGGTCCGATGGGACACGCTGCGCCGCAGCTTCGTGACGCAGGTGGACCTCGCGTCCACCTCGGTGGAGGCGGACTACTGGCTGGACAGCCCCATCGCGGGACGGTTGCCCAAGGGCACGGTCCCCATCGTTCACGGCGACGGCCGCTTCGCGATCTACGCCGCGCACGAGCTCGAGCCCTGGAAGCACGGGGTGCTTCTCCCCGGCGCGCTCGTCTGGGCTCGGCACGCGTTCGGCTGGCGCGACCTGCTCGCGAGCTCGGCGGCGCACGGCAACCCCAAGCTGCTCGGCGAGCTGCCGCCGAACGTGAAAACCAAGTCGCCCGAGGGCGACGACTTCCTCGCCCTGCTGGTCGCCCTTGCCAGCGCCGACATGCCTGTGGGCCTTCGCCCGAACGGTTCCTCGGTGGAGTACGTGACCAACTCGTCGCGCGCGTGGGAGATCTTCCGCGAGCTGATCACGGGGTCGAAGAGCTCGGCCGGTCAGATCTACAACGGCCACGACGGCACGCTGGGCTCGAACCCCAACGCGCCCGGCATCGACCTGACCGCGCTACTCGGGGTGATGAGCGACATCGCCGAGGGCGACCTGCACACGATCGAGCGCTGCTTCAAGAGCGGGGTGATCGACGTATGGGCGGCGCTGAACTTCGGCTCGAGCGAGCTCGCGCCGCAGCGCCTATACGAGATTCCAGACGCGGACCAGGACGCCCGGCGCAAGGCGATGGGAGAGCGTCGCATGGCGTTCTACGACGCCCTCGAGCGCGAGAAGAGACTCGGCTTCGACCTCACCGTCGAGCGCGTGCAGGCGCTGGCGAAGGAATACGACGTGTCGGTGCCGACGTTCAGATCCGCCGCTGCGACGACCGTCGGAGCAACGCCTGCAGCGCCAGCGATGAATGGTGCGACGAATGGGGCTGCAGCTGTTCCCGCAGCTGCCCCATCAGCTGCGTCGCCGCTGCAATAGACTCCGCGCCGTCCACCATTCCCCCGCCCAGGTCGCCGAGCTCGTGGCAGCCGTGGACGAACGCGTCCACCTCGTTGTCGGGCGTGCGCTCGGTGCCATCGAAGGCGAGCAGCCGATCCCGGAGCTTCTCCAGTCCCCTGCCGCCGGCGACGAACGAGACGCGCCCGCGCTCCATCAGGACCGCGGCACCCTCGGCGCGCACAGCCTTCCGACCCCGGGTGTTGATCGGTCGGACGTAGACCGTTCCGGGCGCGGGCTCCGGACGCTCGCTCTCGCCGAGCTGGACCAGGTGGAGCTTGCCCGCCTTCCGGTGCTCGCATGCCACGCGCAGATGGGCAACGTGCGAATCGCCGCCCCGGTTGGTCTCGAGCCAGATCAGACAGCAGCCGCGCCGGACGTACTCGTCGATCACCATCCGAGCCCAGTCCTCGGCGCGGTAGACGCCGGTCATGTTCTCGATCGCGTAGACCTGGCGGTCAAACCCGAGGCCCATATCCAGGATTCCGGTCTCGTCGCTGTATCGCTTGTCGGACGTAATGGCGGGGTCCACGGAAATGATGCGCCGGCGCAGGGCGTCGGGCATCGGCCGCTCGTTGAACCAGCTCTCGCGAAAGAGATCGTCCTCGTCGTCCCCGTCGGAGTAGAGGCCCTGCAGCTCCTCGCGTCCCTGCCGCGTTCCGCCGATCTCGGCGTACTGCTCCTCGACGAATTCGGCGGTGAGGTTGTCGATGTTCTCGCGGGTCTCGCCGCCGACGATGATGTGCCGCTTTGGGTTGACCAAGTTGCGCGCGAAGAGCTTTCGGAGCAGCGGGTGCTTGCGCCGGGGCGACGTGTCCCAGAGAACCTTCCCGTAGCCGAGGCGGCAGCGACGCTCGAAGGTGTCGAGCGCCTCCTGGCGGGTCACCGTCGGCCACGCAATCAGCTCGGTCATCCAGATCAGGTCGTGCTCCGGCCCGCGCATCGCCCCCGGGCGCTCCGGCGTGTACGGCCAGCCCATTGCGCCGTTCGGCCATTCGATTCGGCCCCGTACCCATTTCGCCTTGAACCATGGAGGCGACACGGCGAGCAGCCCGCTCTTGCCTTCGATCTGCACCTCGAAGGTCTTCTTTTCGTTCTGGGCGCAGACCCCAATTCGCCCGGCGCGGCCCTCCATGATCTCCGCCGTGATGAACTCGGAGATCGCGCGCGTCTTGCCGAAGGCGATGCCAGCGCAGAAGCCGAAGCTCCGCCAGTTGCCCTGCGGAATGAGCTGCTTCGGTCGCGCCCAGAGCGACCAGTCGTGGTGAATGCGCGCCAGCTCCATCGGGGTCAGCTCGGCGAGCACCTCCTCGAGCGCGGCCTGTGGGTCGGGGAGCGAGGCGAGCTGCTCGGCGAGGCGCTGGACCTCGGACCGCTCGGCGGTGATGGTCACCCCGGCCGCCTCTCTCGTCGCTCGATCGCCCTGGTCACCGCGTGTCGCAGGTGCTCCCGCGCCGCCGCCGCAGCCAGCTGCACGTCCGGAGTGTCATCCGGCGACGGCTCCTCCGGCTTCTCCATGCGCGCGAGGAGCTCGAGCGTCTGATTCACCTGGCGTCCCATCGACGCCATCGCCGCCACGTTGCCCGCCTTGGAATGGATGCGGAGCTGCGCCTGCAATTCGGTGAGCTGGCGCTTGAGCACCTCGGGCGCGTCCTCGGCGCTGCGCACGTCCACAGGCGCCGTTTGCGGCTCGACCCCCTCCGACCCCCCAGGCACCTCCGCGCTCGGCGGGCCTGGGGCATCCTGGCCGGCGCCATTGGCCGCCCTGCCCACCCTCGGCACCCCGAGCGTCGGCCGCTTCCCCTGCCCACCTTGCCGCTGCAGCCACCGTCCCACCGTCGGCAACGTGGTCTTGAGCCCGGCCATGGCGAGCTGTCGCCGCACCTCGGCCGCCCCGAGCCCCTGCTGCGCACCGTGTTTCACGATGCGTTGTTGCTCTTGGGTGAGCTTCGTTGTTGGCCTTGCCATTGGTGCTGTTCGTGTAGGTACGGTGGTTACCGTTCGCCGTTTTCCTCAATGGTTTTTGGAGGAAGAGGCGCCTCTGGGCAAATCGCGAACCCCCATATACCCCCCGAAGAGCACAGCGCGCTGCAATGGCGCGATAAGGAAGCGCCCCCCTCGTATGAGCACCGAGGGGGGCTTGTGGGCAGGGCTCAGGCAGCGCGACGAACAGCGCTGTCGGCCTTGCGCTGGTGCTGGGCCTCGGTCCGCGCGAGCTCGATGACCCGATCCCACGACTCGGCCGGGAGTCCTCGGAGCGTACCCGCGATGGTCGTCGCCAAGCGACGGACCTCCTCCGTCGACGGCACGCGCGGCAGCGGCGGAGCAACGGGCTCCCCGGCCGCACGTCGCGATGTGCGAGACACCGTCGGGGCGACGGTCTCGACGACGGGTGCAAGGGTTCGACGACTGGCGGGTGCCACCGCTGCCGTGTGACGTGCGGTCGCCGGCGTCGCCGCTGCAGTGCGACGATTGGTCCGAGCGATCGGCGTCGCCTTGCGCGCGCCCCGGGCGATCCGCGCCGCGACTGCCCGACGCCCGCTGACCGCCTTGCGGGCGCCGAGCGCCTTGCGGCCCGTGACTGACTTCGTGCTTTTGGTAGTGGCCATGAAACTCAACTCCTGTTGACGAGCTACCTAAACTGCTGGTGCTCGGGAGATCCGTCGAGGCCTGCACGGTCGACGTCAAGGGCCTACTCCTTCGACGCGCGCACGGTCGGGACGTGGCTCACCGAACGGGGCGGGCGGCGGATCGTACCGGTGCTGGGGGTGCCTCACGTCGCGACTCCAGTCAACGACCAGTCAACGAAGACCGATCCAGTCACCTTGGTGGATGCACGTTGACCAGCGGGCATATTCTGACCGGGAAACCGTGACCGTGACTCTTGGGGGTTCACTACTACGTAGTGAAACCCCCCCGCCAAGTCACCGTCACGATCGGCCGCGTGGCGCATGTCAGTCAACGACCAGTCAACATTGGTCAACGTCATGGTTCACCCCCCACGGGAAGGTGCTCGAGCGCCCACGTGCGACCCCGGGTGCCAGGGGTTCGGTCGACGGCGCGGACGCCCGTGACGCGACCGCTGGACAGGGCTGCAAGGGCGGCACCCGTGCGCGGGGTGCCCCAACCAAGACTGGCGCGCACGTGGTCGCGCAGATCCTTGGTGCCGAGGCCGTTGGGGTGCTGGGCGAGGAGCTTCGCGAGCTCGGCAGCGTCGCGCAGGACCTCGGCCCGGACGGTGGCTGCTTGATTCGTCGCACCTTCGGGACGGCTCGCACCCTCCACCTCGACCAAGGCAGCGCGGCGGCGCTGGATCTTGAGCCGGAGCTTCAGCTCCTCGCCGAGGCGACTCTTCGGAACCTCCACGTCGACGAGGTCCGGGTCGGTGCGCTGCCGCTGCAGGACCATCAGCAGATCGGCCCGGTACTCGATCGAGCCCGACTCCTTCGAGCTGGCGAGGGCGCTCGTGCGACGCTTGGCGTCGGCTGAGCTGTAGGCGCCTCGCGACATCTCGCTCACGATGATCACGAGGATCCCGCGCCGTGCGAGGCGTCGGCATGCGCGGCCGGCAGCGTCGATCTGCTCGCGGCGCGGGACGCGTGAGAGCATGCCCTGCGCGGCGAGGCTGGCGGCGAGCTGGCAGGTGGCCTCCTGGACGCTGTCGACGATGAGGACGCGCGGGCCGTCGCCCGGGAGCAGGTCGAGCACCTCGGCCGCGGCCTCGATGCAGTAGCCGTCCTCGCCGCCGTCGAGGAAGACAAGGTTTGGGAGCGCCTCGAGCTCGCGGGCGAGGCGGTTCCAGCTCCGGCGGCGCTCGTCGTCGCCATGCAGGCCCTCGAGGACGTCGCGCTCGACGTCGAGCCGCTCGCCGAGCCGGGCGAGGACCTGGTCGGGATCCTGGTCGGCGCAGAGGTACACGATGCGGGCACCGGCGAGCGCCCATTCGTGCGCCCATTGCAGCGTCAGCGTGGTCTTGCTGGCGCCGGGCGCGCCGGTGATGGTGACGCGCGCGCCGGTGGGCAGGCCGCCCCGCGTGCAGCGCTCGAGGGTGGGCATGCCGTCGATCGCCAGCCTGGCCGGCAGTGGCTTGGCAGCCAGGGCACGCGCTCGGACGTGGCTCGCCGTCCATCGGGGCCGCTTCTTGACGCCGCTCGGGCTGCCGTTCTTGTAGTCGAGGCCGGCCTCGATGAGGCGCAGATGCTCGAGGTCCCCGTCCTCTGGGCCCGGTTCGTCGACGTGGTCGACCGCGTCACGCTCGATGCCGGCGCGCGTGAGCCGCTCGACCTCATCCTCGTCGGCGAGCCGTCGGGCGGTCATGGATCCCGCCTCCGTCGTTCGCTGATCTCCGCGAGGCGCTCGAGCTCGGCGTCGAGGTCGATGCGATCGAGGTCGGCGCGTGCGAAAACGTGCACCTGGTCGTAGGCGCGGAAGATGACGAGGTCGGAGCCGCAGGCCGGGCAGCTGACGAGCGGGTCGGCCTCGAGGTGCACCAGGTCACCGCAGTAGGGACATCGCTGAGGGGCCATGCGGGTCGCGACGGCCTCGGCGACGCGATCGACGAAGCGGTCGGCGACCTGCTCGAGCACGCGGTCGACGATGACATCGACGGGGTCGCTCATCGGAAGCTCACCCCCGAGTCGTGGCGAGCTCGCTTCACGATCGCGAGCAGGTACTCGCATTCGCGGTCAGACCAGTCCTGCTGGGCAAGCTCCTCGAGTAGTCGCAGGGCCGCCGGATGCGTGCCGAGGTAGGCGGCCGTGCTCGCCGTCGGTGCTGTACCGAGAGCCGACTCCGCGGACTCCACGATCAGCTTCAGCAGCTTCTCGAGCTGCTCCACCCGTGCGTGCGCGCGGCCAACGCCCAGGGGGTCGTAGTCGGGGCCGAAGATGGGCTCGCTCATCGCCTCTTCCCGGTGTGCTTGGGGTGGCCGAAGATGGTGTTCCGCTCGTGGGCGAGGGTCTCGACGACGCGGGGCAGCTCGGCCGCGCGGATGGCCACGCCACCGCGCGAGCTGCCGTCGCGGGCAAAGGCGCGGAGCTCGATGCGGGACTCGGGGCCGTCGCCGAGGCGCTGGACGACAGTGCGCCCCCAGTCGCGCTCGAGCTCGAGGAGGACGACGGGGGTCAACTTGGGCCCTCCTGCACCGCGGAGGGCGCGCGTTCCAACCCCAGAATGCAGGTCAACGCGGCAGCGGCTGCGTCGTAGGCGTGCTCGAAGAGCGGCCCGGCGATGGCCTTCCGCTCGAGGATGGGGTCGAGGTCCCCCACCAGCTTGCGGACCTCGAAGGCGACCTCCTCCTTCGAGGCCTTCGGGTCACGGGCGACGCGGAGCTTCAGATGCCGCGGCTCGACGTGGATGATCCGGATGTGCCGCTCGTCGGCGACGGTGACGAGCGCGCCCCAGACGAACGCCATCTTCGCCGTGACCTTCGCGTGGCGACCGTGCTGGAACGACTCCGCGCAGATGAGGCGTACGTCGAAGCGGTCGATGAGACCGCGCAGCGTCCGAGCGATCACCCGAGTGCGCCGCGCGTTGTCCTCGCACAGCCCGAGGCGCTCTTGGTCCTGTATTGTGCTGACCACGCCTGCGTCGAGGCAGTGGTTGCCATCCGGCACGACGGCGGCCCAGCCCAGCCGCGCGAAGCCAGGGTCGACACCGAGGACTACAGGTTCACCCATCGTCGTCCTCCATGGCTGTGCCGCTGCGGCTGCGGCGACACTCCCCAAGCTCGGCGAGCTGAGAGACCGAGCCCAACGAAGCGAGCTGAATCGCTGAGTCGCGCGGGATGGGCACGAACCCCGAGCACGGTTCCGGGCAGTGGCAGAAAGATGCAGAAGGCTTCTTGCGGACGAAGGTGTCCAGGCAGTCGGTATAGCGACGGCAATCGTCCCGTCGCTCGCCGGGGCCATCCATGAGCGCAGCGCCGCGCGTCAGCCGCACCAGCCGAAGCGGGGCGGCGGCGGCGGCTCGGCGCATGGCTGCCCGGTCGGCGAGCTGGGCGCACTTGCCACCGCGGCAGAAGCGCGGCACCGGACCCGTGCGCGAGACCGCCACGAGCTCGCCGCACTGCGCGCAGCGGACCACCTGCGGGCGCTTGGAGCTCAGCCCCTCGAGCTCCGCCTTGCGAGTCAGCGCGCGAACTACTTCCAGGCGCGAGACGCGGTGCACCGCCGCGCCCAAGTCCGCCGACGACACCGGGCTGGGGGGGGGTCGGCCCAGCGTCGTCGGCGGACTCGGAAGCGGCGACGGCCTGTCCGCCCCCGGGATTCCGCGCATTCAAGCTTCGCATGCCTTGCCCGTGGTGAACCAGCGCGCGGACGTGCGGCT